TTATTTAGAAGTCTCTATTGATTTCCAGTCAAACGTTTCAAGTATCTTAAACAGCCGCTCAACTTTCGGTGCTCTCCAAGCTGTCATTGCGTAAGTATGAGCTTCTGAAGTGTAATGGTGCTTATTCAATCTGATGTGTCTCTTTGCTTCTGCTTTGGTCAAAAACATTGTATTTGGTTGTATAATGTGAACCTTTCTTTCTGGAATTAGTTCTGCTTCTTCATCAATGTATTTTTGAATCCACTCAATAGCATCGTCATAGTCGTCCTCAATTTCTTGCAACTCTGTTAGGGCTTCCTTAGACAGCTCACTATCCTCTTTTATTTCTTCTAGATAAGCAGCAAAAACATAGGCTTCTGCAATATATGGCAGGTATACAGAATAACGCTCTGCGTTTTCCTCCCGAGCTTCAACCCATTCATAATCACCGACTGTCCAAAATCGAGGTTCAGCTTGAGAGTCATGATCCTGTGTTTTCAATTCATTTTGAAGCTCTTTTAAAAATTGAATATCCTTGTTCATTCGTTTCCCCCTAATCACGGTTTCATCATCACTATCTGATGATCTTAAATTTCTTTTCTATAGATAAGCAGCGCTGTATTATGAGTACGACCAGTATTAAAGGAATTGTATTTTATATCAACAACTTCAATTGACTCTGATCTTATGAAACCATTTATTAACCTATCAATTTCAACACATTCTCCATTACAATACTCATCTTCAAATAGCCTTGTTTTAATCATTATTAATCCCTTTCTTTCAACAATTTCATAACTTACTCTTATCAGCTTCATTTAGACTAATGCTTTTTCTTGCTGTCTTTCGATCAACTTTCGAGAAAATTTTTGAACTCTTATTTTGCGTTTCTCCTCAAGTATCTCTCTTTCGTTGGCTTCTAACATCTTCTTCAGACTCAGATTTTTTCTAATAAGCTCTTTCATTCTGTCCAATTTCTAATCCCCCTTTAAGCAAGATATTTCTTTCTATGCGGTCTTTTATGTATGAAATCAAATGCTAAATCAACTTTCTCCGGTTCCCTTTCCTCTGTTACTCGCTGCGTAACAACAATTAGTTGACCATTTTCTTGGCGATCAATACTCTGAACTGAATATCCTTTAGCAGCGTAATATTCTCCAATAATCTCATCAACGTGGTTGCTAAGCAGATTCCTCTTTATCATTTTTATAACCTCTACTTATTTTATTTTCACTCTTTAATCGTTTATAAACCATCCTATAATCCATCTCTCCATTTTCCTTCTCATCCTTCACGACATTAACCGATACAATATTTCCATATATATAGGAATAATTTCACTATTCCCCTAATTAACAAAACCATATAATGGAATTGCAAGAAAAAATTATAAGAATGGGGGATTTTAATGAGTTACAAAAAAGTTTTAACAGGTGTTGCATTATCAGTTGGTTTACTTGTTTCAGCATCTCCAGCGTTCGCTGCAAGTACAATTCCGAATCACGAAATAGCAAATGTTGCAAATGATGATTTTAAAGCTCAAGCTATCAAATGGGATTTACCTAGCAGTACAGGTATTTTTGCCAACTCATTTGAAGACGGCGGTTATCGCTGGTATTTAAAAGGTATTACGAAAGTTTCAGATGGAAATTGGATTGGGCACTATGAAGGTGTACGAATATAAGATCGCAATGGGGGCTTCTAGCTCCCTTTTTAAATTCATAGTTTGCCCAGCCCTATCTGGTTAAAGTAATCCTTTTATTTTAATTCCCTCTTGAATCGATAAAACTGTTTTATTTGATTTAGATCAATCCCAACCCAGCAATTGTCCACCATCCACCCTTTTGATTTTAATTCACTTACGAAATGCTTTCTGGCTTCAATATCATCAGAATATATGTACAATCGTTCTTCATATATTCTTTCTTCTATTAGTTTCAGAAAAGTTCACCTCTCCTTATCATCCAACAAAATACGTAATATCTAATTCAAAATTAAAATCAGGATGAAGTCTCCATAGTTGATGTCCTAAGTAAGTTTTCTTGGCGTAATTTAAGCAGTTTCTTGTACCACTTTTACTTCCATCATAAACAGCTACTATGGCCTCACTGTGATCAATCATGTATTCATTTCGCTTTTGCATCTTAGCTGGCGAAAACTCTCCTGGTTTCTCTCCACTAACTTTATATTTATCTAATTCTTCAACATTAACAATCTCATCTGCCACATTAAGCATACGTTTGTACCACATTTTTTGGTCTGCAGACCAAACTTTATCTTGTTCTTTGAAAGGTGTGGCAATTATGTTTTTGATATGAGGGTGTTTCTTCTTTAGAATATGTACACACCAGCAAGCAGCCTGGTCAGTTCCTAATGCTCCACCAGTTATAAACCTGGACTTCTCTTCTTTTATGATTAACTCCTCAATCACTTCAAGTAGCTTATCTTTGAGTTTGAGCATTGTGGGATTTTTCATATCATAGCCACCCAATTTATTTGGTCTGTGGCCGGTAAAGCAAACTGTCTTCTTTCTCAGTGTTTCTTGTTCTTCTAAAAGCCGCTCCCGTTCTTTTCTTTCATCAACCCACTGCTTTTTCCTTTCTGGATCATTTAACTTTGAAAAATCAATTGCCATGGTTCAGCTCCTTTCTCTTTAAAACAGTCTTTTTATTCAGTGTAAGAATGCTTGACAGACCCACTTGTCTACACCATCGTAAATTTCGACTTCGCAGTGTTGTCCATTTTCATATTTCCAAGCTCCTTGATATTCATCATTAAGTACATCAAATTCTTTATTTTCTTCATTAATTACTTGTGAATCTGTTAGCTCACACATATAATCTCCAAACTGGACAACGACCGCTTCCAAAGTTTTGTTTCTGTCATATATCACACGGATATCTTGCACTTTAAAACAGCTCCTTTTTCTTTAAAACTTCAATTTTTATTTTGATTTAATTTCAACTATTAAACTGTCTGGATAGTTTTTTAAATCAAGTGCGTTCACATGACAGTGACCTACATTTCCTTCTTTATCAACGTAATTATAGAAGAACTTTTCCCCATTATTGATGATGACTTCGCCATGATGTATGTACTCCATCTCTGATCCCTTGTACCAAGTTACTTTAACCTTTGTGCTAGGTTTGATTTTAGTTAAATCAAATACTGTTATTTCTTTTAGCAAGTTCATTTTTAATCCTCCTCTTCTCTTTAAAATTTTACTTTTATCCAAAGCTGCTTAATTAGTGACGACAAAAACTTCTTTAATATGTGATTTGCCCTTGTCGTACCAGTCCCATCCTTGACACCATAGGTTCTCTTTCTTTTTATAAACTAGTTCACCATGTTTGTTTATGTATACCCATTGATCTGTTGTAGTCATTTGACCGTCTTTATCAACTAAAATGATTGGTACTCCTGTAGTCCAGCGTTTCCTTTCATGGTGTACATCTGATGTTTTTGGATCTTCATACTTAACCATTTCCTCTAATTTTTCAATTTTAATTAAATTAACCATGTTCTGTTCCTCCTTTTTCCGTTAAAATGCATCTTTTATTTAAACTGTAATCTCAAATCACTCCGTGCCGTCAGAACTCAGGTTTTTCTTAAAAACTTCCTTGAGTGTCGCTCCCTTCCAATATATACAAGTAACCATATAACCTATTTCACTAGGGAATTTAATTTCGTAATTACCATCTTTGTAAATAATGATTATCGATTCTTTGGTCGTCATATCAATATCTTTATAATCGATATCTTTGACGTTCTTATCCTTAAACCTTTTGCTCCTCATGAGAACTGTTCCTTCTTCGTAACTTCCTGTAATGCAATCCTTTTGAAGCCATATCCATACTTATTATTACGCCATAAAATCCACTCATCACCTATGATTTCAAGGCTTAACCATACTACATCCACATAATACATCTGCCGCCGTCCCAAACTCTGTATGTTGCAGCCACATTTCGAACAACAGGCAACTGGGCGAATTTCAATATTTCAACCATGTTCGTTAAAATTAACAAAATTACCCTTGGAATTTTTTTGTATACCGTGCGATAATAGAGGTGTATATAAAAAACAGAGGGAGTGTTTAAGGTGAATTTGAAAAAAGTCTTAACTGGTTCTGCATTGTCCCTTGCTTTACTTGTTTCTGCCTCTCCTGCTTTTGCTATGACCCCTTCAAACTCAGTCCAAGAAAAAAATACTGATTCAACCACAATCCAGGAATTAAAGACAATAGTACAACACTCCAACAAATTCACTGCGTTTATTCGTTTAAACGGCGCTACATGGAAACTTATAGGAACTTATAAAAAAGGTAAGATGTACTATGGAGTTTACCAAAAAATTTAGAGTATATGGGGCTCCTACTGGCCCCTTTCTTTTTTTAAAAAATTCTTTTGCCAGCTGAAAGATCACTAGAGTTATTTTAAATGCTTTCACACCCCTGACTGTAATTGCTTAGAATAAAACCAGAACCATCACCTCACGTGCCTTGTATAATCACGCTTTGTAATTATTGTTTCATCACATCAATAATAATGTTCAATCATATTGATTTCTTTCAACATATATCACCCTAATCTAAATCACGATAAATCTTACATTTTATTTTGACTTTTAATAAGACTACTCTTTTCCTCATCGTATGTAAAAACAATATCTCTTAATATAAACTGAATCTCTTCCAGGTTGTCTTTAACAAAGTCTAAATCACCAATGGCCATCCTAATTTCGTCCTCATTTAAGTTTTGAAGAGCTTTGTTACATGAAGAGAAGACCCCTTGAGAAATTTCATCATGACCAGGTTTTTATTTCTTTATTTTGTGGCTCATTAAACAACTAACAGCCTCAACTCCTTTCAATGCCTGTCTTATATTTTGAATTATACAATTACAGATTCGAGTTGTAAACAGTAATTTTATTTTTATTCTTTATATTTTTAAAAAACAAGCTTTACTTACAGAGTAAAGCCACTTTTAACTAATGATTTTGCATCATCTATTTTCCACAGAGTTTCATTTATCTTGTCTCTAAGATCCAACAAAGCAGCCCTGTCAATCTTCAGCGTTAACTTATTGTCTTTGTTCTGAAAATCAATTTCTATGTAATATTCTCCACTTAATATGTTCTCTGATCCAACGCTAAAGATAATTGCTGCTAGACTTTCTCTCATGTCCATTACGGTATCCAGTTTCATTGAAAAAACTCCAGTCTGACTATAAGGTCATCAATTTTTTTATTTCTCATGATGACTGACGAGATGTACTATTCTTACTTCGTTGTTAACAGTTCTGAGTTTCTGTACTCTTCAAGTGTGTCGTCAAACATTTCATCAATCTCTTCGACATAAGAAGCACTAATTTCAGCATCTTCAGTTGAGTTTATATCAACATCAAATAAATGATTATATTTTGTCTTTCCATTCTCAAGAAAACCAAACTTTCCACTTTTATTTTTCAATTTTTTTGTTAAAGCAGCAATAGTCAAAATTATAGCCTGTTCTTCATTTTCTGCTTTAATTCGTCCATTATAAGAAATACATAAATCCCCTTGAATAAAGAACTCCTTCATTAGTTTCCCTCTCTCTGGTGATAATTATCCAAACACACGTTCCCTTTTTTAATTAAACTCATTATAACGTTTTGCCTATTTATCTGCAATTCTTTTTTATATTAGTAATTTTGAGTGTATAAATTAAATAAAGTACCTTCCCTTAATTGTTCATACGATTACCTTTATGTACAAAATCAAAAAGTCAAGAAAAGAAAATGGGTATTTTGTCCCTGACGACCATTATAAAATACAATTTATGCGTAGTATTATTTTACCATATAACCTCTTGCATGTCCTTGTCTACTTTTGTCGAATTCTGAAAAATATAAACAAAATCCTACCATCTAATTTATAAATGCCACGATTTAGCTCACACTGAAGTTTAATATTTTATTTTTATTCTTTTTATTATGTAAGATTAATCCCTGAATAGGGATTTAATCAGTAATCTTTTCAGATTGTATACAGTATTTTTCTATGTTCTCCATATTGACAACTTTTCTTAATGATTGTGATGCAAATTTAGCATTCTCATTCAAAAATCCATATTGAGCAGTTATTTTTTTATAATCTGGGACAGTTAGTTCTTTCTTTTCCTTATATATCTTATATGCCATATTCAACTTTCCTGAGTTAGCTAAGTTCTTGGGAGTGAAATAAGGCTCTTCCAGTATCTTCTGAAACGTTTTAAAAGACCTGTGAACTAAGAACTTATCAGCTTGCATACTTTGATCTGGACTTTTATATTTCAATCTAAAAATGTGTTCATTTCGTACTAAATTGGCAAATCTCAGTTTGCCTGACGCTGATCCATTATTTAAATGGTAAGTGTTTTGCTCATATGCTAACCTAAGCAGTTCATGACATTTTTCGCTGACTTCAATTATTCTTTCGCCATGTTTATCATCTTGAAGTCTTACCTTGTTGTCATCAAGTAAATCATTTATTGTTAAGTTAATTAACTCAGAATGCTGATATCCATCTATGCCCTCATATACGGCTTGAACCATTGCTTTATCCTGGTTATTGAATAAGTAGCTTACGTATTCCTCTACTTCCTTATTCGTAAATAATGTCTTTTTGTTCTTATCTATAAACTGTTTTAAATCCTCGTCCTTTATTTCGTATACTTTATTGATGTTACTATTTGCTAGACCATGTTCCATTGCCCATGTAGTGTATTGACCAATAACAGCACGTGCACCCCTTAATGATTCAAGTGACTTGCTATCTAAGTCAAAAAATAAAGTGCGTAGTTCCTCTAGAGAGAAATTAAATATGTCTTTATCCAAAATCCTTTCTGTAAAAGAAAAATCTCTGAGTTTTAATCGGTAAAGCTCTTTTGTTGCTTCACTTTCATATCTTTCTAAGAACTTTTCTTTAATTTCAGCATTGTATAGTTCACTCATATCTATTTCTCCTTTAGCCTAACGAACATCAATTTCATCATAGAAAACTTTTTTCAGTTTTTTCTTCATAGCAGCATTTAATTGTTCTTCATAATTTCTGCTGCTTAACTCCTTGAATGTCTTACCTTTATCAAAATCAACCTGCTGTAGTATCGTTGCTAGTTTAGCTAGTGGTGTGCCATTCTCTTGCATTTTTTTGGCCAAATAAATGTATCCATAAAATACAGCATTATAGTTAATGTACGATCTGTTTCTTGACTCGCTAAGATCATCTTCAAGGAAATCATCTGGAAAAGCATAAAAAAGCTCAGCAAAGAAGTCCCTTAAATACTTGGACAATTGAATAGCGTCTCTCCGTGAATTGATCTCAAAAGCATCGTCAATTGCTTCAGAAAGTGTATAATAAGTAACCAAGAATGGACTACTCATACCAATTTCACTTTGTACACTAATTTTGTCTTTGAGTTCACTATTATATTTAAGTTGCTCAACAATAGTGGAAGAATAGCGTTTTTGACCAAGTTCTTCAATCCTTGATTTCTCAACAGGATTTATTGTATTCATTTGGGCAAAATGACGTTTTGCTTTTTCTTCAGTATAATTTAAGATATTCAAAATAAAGGTTTGATCTAATTCAGGAGCTTCAGTAATAGCTTTAACAACTCCAGATATTCTATGGTAACCATCTAGAACATCAACTAATGTACCCTTAGTAACAGTTAAGCTTAGGTCGCTTGGATTGTACTCAATTTCTTCATCCTCATCTGATGTGCCAAACCGTGCATTAAATGTAAACATAGACACGATTAAGTCGCCCTTTTTAAAAAGTTCTTTAATCTCTTCAACTGATTTAGGATTAGTCTTTGGCACAGGTATTAAGCTTCCCTTAATGAATCTGCCTTCCCGTTGAGTATTATAGTTGTATTGTAGTATTGAGCTATTATATAGTTCACTTAATTCTTTCGCAGTAATTGAAGTCACATAATTATCTTCATTTATTTTTATTACGTTTTTAAATGTATAAGGAAGTGTTAGAACCTCTTCACCGGCAAAAATTCTTCCGCCCTCTAACTCCTTAGCCAACCTTGGTGGAAAATAACTCAAAGGGTCTAAAGCGGCTACGCCAGTAAGTTTGTGTAGTTCTTTAGAGAAAATATAAACTTCCTTTTCATTCAAGCGTTGAATGTTATTATCATTGTTATTCAAAATTTCTTGTACATAACCAGGCAGCGTTTTATACTGCGCTCCCATGATTGCTTTTAATTCCTTTACTTTTCTGGAATCATGTTTAATATCAGATGCAACTTCTTCTATTTTATTTTTAAGCTTTAAAAGCTTATCTGTTGTCAACAGATCCTGAACCACAGTATCACCTCACACATAATCATATTAAATTTATCATTACATTAACATACAAGTAAAGCATTTATATGATTATTTATATCACTTTTATTTTAATTCTAAAAATTTTTTGAGCTTTTTTAGAGTGGAAACATCACAATCTAAAAAGAACTGTCTAAACTGGTCTAATGTAACAGTATCCAGGAAATCAATATCTATATCTTGATCAATTATAACACCAGGATCTTGAGAATAATCTCTTTCCTTATTTAGATAATGATCATTTAGCACATTGATGTTTTTATGTCCTGAAAATGCTGCCACCTTTTTAATGTCTCCGCTTACATTATAAGAAAAATTAGTGGCTGTATTACGTAAACTGTGTGGCCTAAGATTTCTTTCCTGTGGAATATTTAACACTCTGCAAACTCTGTGCCACATATCATTAATTGAGTCTACAGTTAATTTATGAAAGATCAGCTCATGCTCACCATACTCATTCTTGAGTGTTAACAACTCCTCATAAAAGGAGCTAGAAATACCTACTGGTCTCGCTTTCTTCTGTTTAGTCTTCTTGAAATTGACTAAGTAACAATCGTGCTTCGATGAATACGTTATGTCTTCCCATTTTACTCGTAAGACTTCTGATTTTCTTGCTCCTGTGCGTACACTAAATAAAATAAAGAGCTTTTTCATTAACCTGTTCTGTCTCTCATGGATAAATGCAGCTTCTGCAAACTCTTCAGCTTCAGGAATCCCCTCAAATGAACCAGCTGGATTCTTCTCTGTCGGCAATGGTCTAAAATTAAAAACGCTTGATTCACAGTCGTGTTCTGACTCCAAGGATTTAATTAAACTTTTCAGTGCTGCGATTTTATTATTAATCGTAGCATTTGTATTATTTTTATTTTTAGCCAAATAAGTCCTATAATCCATTAAATCATTCTTTTTAATTATTACATCTTCTTCAGTTAAATATTCAATATCCTTACCAACTTGATAATTAAAGAATTCTCTAATATGCCTTTCATAGGTGGTTCTAGTATTAGACTTTTCAATAAATGCTGATTTGTCATCCCTATTTCTCAAATCTAATTCATCAAACCATCTATTTATGTCATTAAAAATGGAGTAATCCCTAACAGATGGTGTTTGCTTTTTCACTTCCAAGGTTTCCACCTCATTTAATTTTATCCATTAAATAATTATCTAACTCATACCACAATTTTAACCAATCAGTATCTTGCTTAAAGCTTCTTAGCAGCATAATATTTGCATTGCAGATTTCTATTTGCTTCATTAAGTCATAACCGTCTAGCAACTTAATCAAAATAGATAAATTCAATAAAACACCTACTTTAAGTATATACTTGCTCAATGAACAGCTGAGTATTGTTTTGTCGCCTTAATCTTGTCCCCTACATTTATCACAGGTTTACCAGTCAGTTCCTCAAAAAACTCATTTTCAAACCCTATCCATTCATCATTATGAATTTCTTCCTGCAAGTAATTAAGATATGCTTCTGATATTCCTGGTTGCTCTAAGAATTTCAAAACAATCATATGCTTTTTCCAGACTTTCTTTTTATTTTCCTCAGTATAATATTTATTGTTAGTCATTTTATTTTTATTCTCCTTATATGCATTTAATTGTATTATTTTGATCCTTAATAAGCATATGCTCTTTATGATTTCTTCTCATTGTAGTAACATTATTAGGTGTAAACACATCTGGATCTTCCATATGAAGATTAACACGAGTAAAGCTCTTAAGTTGTTTTATGTATTGATACTGTCTTAATGAAGTAACCTTATACTCTTCGTTTTTATTTGATTCTTCCATAGTCCCATCTCCCAACAACGTTATCTTATGTATCTTCATTATATCCGTTGCCAACAGATTATGCAATAATTAATTTTATTTTTATTCTAGACAAATAAACACATGTGCTCGATGTGTTTAAAATGTCCATTTTATTTAGTTTCATTCTGTTTAGGAAGCCAAGGTTTTATGTCGTGATCTAGCCATTTCCGCTTCATTCTCAAGGTGACTATCCTCTTGTGCAATTATTGAATTGATTGCTGCCATTTCCTCGTACCCTTTTGCCATTTCTTCATAAGAAAATGTTTGTCCTAATTGTTTTTTCATTCTAATTCCCCCATGTTCTCATTTTTCAGTTTTAGAAGTTCTGGAACTTTTCCTTAAAATTAGAAAAGACGCCTGATCCAATGGATCAAACGTCTATGACAGTATTATGTATTAGCTATTAAATTATTAAATTAAGCACCACGGATTGCACTTGCAACAGTTACTACATCAGAAGCAGATGCTGTGCTTACTGACTGTTGTCCAGCAACAAATGAAATTGCTAAGGCCGTAAGAATTACTAAACCAAAAAATACTTTTTTCAATATTCTCACCTCCTTTCAAATTTGTCAAACCTAAATTGAGATAAGATTTAATAGTTCAAGATCAGCTCCCATTTGTTCGAGTTGAAGTAATGGCAATTGTATAAAATATTTATCATCTGATTTTTTGAAGTATCGTATTGATTTATAATAGTCTGTCTTATCCTGAGATATTAATCCTTTGTAGTAAAAGTAGAATCCTAATTCATTTTCATCTTGCTCTCTTGATGACAACTCATCTAAAATTTCCGTGGCTTCCTCAATGTTACCTTGATTTATGTAATAGAAAGCTCTTAATTGCAAATATTTAATGTTATCAGAGCTATAATTTACCCAATTATTTTCTTGCTTCCAAACATTTGACAAAAAGCACAACGCACCATCAAGCATTTCTTGGTACACTGAATTTTTAGCATATTCTAAACCTCTAATGTACGCCTTTTTAGCCTTATCATAATCCTCAAAAATTAAAGTGTTGCCAATTGTTAAATATGCAAAAAAACAAATACGGTTCACGTTAGATTTTTCAATTGCCTGGTTAGAATGTTGTCTCGCTTCTAGTAAACTATTTTCATTCAAACTTATGTTCGCTTTGAGCATATACACTCTGCTTTTGAATGACTCTTTAATGAACCCTTCGGGTAAATCATCAAAATCTAACAATTTTGAAGTACTTTTCATTAATCCAAATTCACCAATGCTTAAATACTCATACATAAGCATTGCATTTGAAAAGAAGAGCATTTCAGCAGATTTTATTCTACATTTGCCAGTTTCCCTAATTGCATCATTTAAACTGATTTCACTTTTGTTTAGTTTTCTATGTAAGCTGTAGACTTTCCCCCACTCTTGACTAGTGGAATTTTTAGAGTTGCATAAATTAATGATAATCTTATCAGTAAGTGTGTCCCATTGGTTTATATCTGAGTATTCAACTGATTGCCTTGCACATTTTTTATTGGGGTCTAATTCTAAGAAGTATTCACTTAAAAGTTGCTCTTCATTATCAGGAAACAAGTTTTTTACAATCGTAATTAATCCACCCAAGTTTTCCATTTCTTTTTCTGGGGTGTTCACAAACTTATAAAAACCATTTACTTTTTCATAACCAGCCAATTTAGCAAGTCGAGCTGCAAGCTGATTATCTTTTTCACATTCGTTCTTAATCATCTGCTTTAATTTCAACTTGTCTCCCCCCTTTATTCACTTATCACTTCCCTTGTTAATAATATACCTCATAGTTGTCAGAATTTCAAGTATATATTTTATTTTTATTCTTTATTTGTTGTTAAATCAATGAACTTCTTATTTTATCGAGACACAATGAGGGTTAATCCTCATTGTGCATAATTGGCCAAATACAGCTCTCTACCTTTATTTTAAGTTCTTCTTGCGCTTTATCATCTAACTTGTTGTAAAGCTCCATTATAAGCTTTCTTTGGTATTGAATATGTTCAATTAAATAGTCTTTTTTATAATTCTTTTTTAACCCTGGTTTAGTCAGCAACCATTCGTCTTCGTACCCAATAAATTCAAGCAAAAGAGTCTTAAATGCCTCGTTTTCTTTTTCCAGATTCTTAAGGCGCTCTTTTGTTAAATGATCTGTAGTCATATTATAATTCTCCTTAAATATTCAACTATTAGTATAATCAAGCGATGATATCCACTGTATAAATTGCTGATAAGGATAATAGACTGTTCCTTTTAATTCTCCCTTTGGAGCACCAGGGAATTTCTAGCAACTCTTTAACCTTCGCTTTACTTAAACCAAGGTGATAATGCAAATCAGACTCCTTAATTAAAGTTGGATAGTCTAAATAACTTCCTTTTGGATTTTTGAAGTTTTTCAAACCATCGTTAATAAAATAGCTAAGGCAGCCAAGCCAATTCCTATCCACATGAGATCCAAAGAGAACACCCTTTCCACTTACACTATCAGAATAAAACAATTTTTATTTGATTTTCACCATAGCTCTCCATTTTCAAGTTGTAAATCGAACACGTCTAAAAAGAGGTTTAATAAATATTCACACTCCTTTTCACCACCGCAAAATTCTGGTGATAAAGCTACAGTTATCATGTCCCAATTCCACATTTTCTCTTTCATGTTTAATAATTGAGTCCTTATGGTTTCTTCAGGTAATAACAAAGCATTTGAGTTATAATCTGAGTAGTTTTTATTAAAATAATCTAAGTCCAAATCAAGAATCAAACTTGTACCTTCTGTTTCCTGGTACCAATTTTCTCTCAAAACTTGTTCATAATGATTGTATGTATATGCTCGTCGAAAAATTTCAGATTGTTCAATATATACGGTATCATCGCTAATTGTAAAACAACCTTTTAATGTGCCATTTTTTTGTGCTGGTATTATAAATTCTACAATATCTAATTGGTTAGCGATTTCAACTGCCTGGCTTTCCTCTTTTATATTCGAAACATCTATTGGGTTGTCACAGTAATCTAAATGCGAATCAATATGAATTAGGGATGCCCCAGGTTGTATGTATCCCCTTAATCTTCCTATTTCCCAAGCTGCAAAAGCGAAATTATGGTCTCTTGAAATAAAAATTCTTTTGTTTGGAAAACAAATACGTAAATTATCATGCAACATTTTTTCAATCATTTTTTAACCTCTTCTGCTATTTTAAATTATACCTTTTTAAATCTTCTAAGACTCTATAATGATAATCAGGATCTTCTTCCAACACATCATAAATGATCTTTGTTTTGATGAAATCCTCTGCCCAAGACATATCAAATGTATCTTGCGAACTCACTAATAAAATTTTTTTAATATTTTTGAAGAAAGTAATATCCTTTAATAACTCTTCTCTAAGCTTCTGTTTTGTCAGAGGCATAAGAGGGTAAATAATTGCAAAATCCAAATCATTTGGAGTCCTATCCCATGTGCTTCTAGTAACAGTGTCAATATAAACTGTACTTCCGTTTAAATTATAAGGGACTCCTGTTTTTAAGGTTCCAGTTGCCTTCATAAACACCTTAGCATTATCTAAACTGCTAGTTCTAAGTAAAATTCTTGATCCAACAAAATTTTCAGTTATTGTTTTAAACACGAGTTCATGTTTTTTAAACATGTTTGTTCCAGTCATTAAAGCAACTTTTTCATCTGATTCAATAAAAGAAAGAATTTTTTCAATAGCTCTATCTTTGTTATTGCTCATTCTTTTCACCTTCATTTTTAATTTTTAAAACGTAGTACAATAAACACTATAGCTTACCATTATGACAACTACGTTAATTTAGCGATTAATAGTATAGTAATATCAAACGACAAATGGACTATGTATCCAATAAAAAAGTTCCCTGACCGGAAAAACAAAAAAACTTGCATTAATGTAAAAGGTAAGCCAATTAAGAAAACGCACTGAAGAATATTACCGTTATATACTGACAAATGCGCTAGACCAAAAATTAAAATGGCTGGAATTAAAGATATAAATACGACAATTTTATTGCTAAGTTTCAGTTTTAAAAACAATAATAAGAAAAAGTAATACACAGAAAAGAACAGAATTTGCTCTGCTATAAGACTAATCGATAAACTATAAATAGTAATACCGATTGGATCCTCTACTGCAGGATTTGCACTAGGCTTTATTCCTTTTAGTAAGAGGCCAATGTTAACCGAAAATATAATCTCCGTTAATACTCCCAAAATAATATAAATCAATATTCTTGAAAATTTCACTTTAAAGAACAATGCGCGGTAATTGCCTTTAAAAACATAGATAAAACCTAGAAGCAAGGGAAACGTTTGAAATACAGGCAACACCAAATTTGCTATTAAGATATTCCCTTGAGATATTCTCAGTATAAAATTGCCAACATGCTCAAAATAAATTACATAGGTGATCCATAATAATGATACAGAAAAAAGCATAAGAAGCTTCAAAAAACCTACTTTGTTTAATAATTGCTCTGTTTCAATTAATGTCCTCTTAATCGAGTTTATATTATAATTAATAAATTCTCTAAATGAATCAGTATCTTTTTGATAAGAAGTTGAAGTTTGATTTACTTTCATTTTACATGTTCCTCTCAGATCCGCTCTATTAGTGTTCCTCTCTCATCTTTTTGTTTAGTTTGAAGCCAATTAAGACATTGACAATAGCTGCTGGAAGATATAAAATTCCTGCACCTATTATTCCTAATGCAGTACTTGAGCTCACAATAAATGTCTGCATTTCTGTGTTTCTTGACTTCAAGCAAAGTAATACTAGGAGTCCAGCTAAAACCCCCATAAGACGAGCAATACCTGGAATAAAGAAATCTGTTAGGACTCCAAATAATTGCCCTATAATTGATAGCACAATCCCTAAAAAGCTGGACAATAAAACTAAATTTTTAATGGCATTTCACCCCTTTTCAAAGCCGCTTCCACTCAACATATTCAAATCGCTTCTGATACAAGTCTTCAAGTATGGCAGTCCATTCAATCCAACCTTCTGCAACAATGCTTTTCATTTCTCCATCCTCAATCCACTCAATCCAATACACTTGAACACTCCTAACGCTTTACGACTTGAATTTCTCTTACCTCACACTGGACATTACACTTTGTTTTGAGCTCACTAGCTACCTCAATGACTTCATACATTGTTTGCAATTTAGAAGCCCCGTGGAGGTCGCTAGATGTCAAATAACCGTCCTCATCTAACTTAAATGATTTGAAGTATTCCTTGTTTTCTAACTGCAGTACATAAAAATAATCAAGCAAAGGCATAAATCAACCTCTTTTAAATAATTTTGTAATCCTCATTGCTAATGGCAGTAAACCAATTAACATGAAAAAAGTAATCACATTAAGCTTATTTTTGAAAAAGAGGCTGGCCAAATTTCTTTCCATGCCTGCTGTTGTTTCTTTATCCATGAGTTCTTTAAACTCTTCATCATAGACCTGATCAACAAAAATAAACTTAATGCCGGTAAATAATCCAACTCCAAGCCAGATAATTAAAAAATAAGCTAAACCAATCATTTGTTCCCTCCCTATATCGAACGAAATTTGGTATTCTTGAGTATGTTGAATAAATTATGTAGGTGATCTTGTGGAAGAGAAATACGAAACAAACGGATATGATACTTCAATCGTTTATGATTATAAAGAGTATCCTGATGTAAAATACGGTCGCTGCGACAATTGCGATTACACTTTGTTCAAAAGCTCTGTGAAGAGTGGAATATTCTTACGTGAATGCCGGCGTTGCGGTATGAAAAAGAGCATTTAGATTAATGCTCTTTTATTTTGTGAACTACTACCTTACAGGAATCATATAACTCACAAATACATTAATATCATTTTCAGCTTTGTATACAGCAATTTTATCTGTTTCCGGCTCAATCAATTCAATTAAACGTTTTGCATCTTTGTTTGCAATTGAATTGTTTGCAACAGTAATCCAAGTCCAATAGTTCCAATCATCAATACAGGATTTAACCTTATCGGGGATTTCATGTCCGATTGTATAAGCCTTTATCATAGACTTTCGCCGCCTTTCGAATAAAACACTTCTTTTATCTTGATTCTTTATGCTCTCAATTCCGTAAAAATATAGAATCCCAGAACCAATAAATGAAAGCTGCAACAATGCTCATAATGTAATAATTTAAGCTTTTTAGCACAGCAAGAGCACTTGTTGGATTAGTCACAACAAAGAACGATAACGCAGCTACAAAAGCTATTACGATGTAAATAATAAGATTAAGAAAATTAAACTTTCTGACCCTTCTTCTTAACAACACTTGCAAAGGGACGGCAAACACCAAGTAAGTGATTAAAGCGTAAAATGCAATGATGGCAATTGTGACTAATGCTATTGCCATAAAACCAGAGTAAACAAACAGATACAGACCAAAGATTAGACCAAATGACAAACTTGAAAACGCTAGAGTATAAACATAACTGTTTAACGCTTTTTGATTGAGGCTCAAATCAGCACCTCCGCTTGTTTCACATTTCCCTTTAAAATCGTAGTTTTATTAACAGTCCTCAAGGATGGTATAATAATAAACCTGTCCATTATTTATTGTGATCGACTCAATTGTATAATATTGATTTTCATAGTCCTCAACGTCTAATTCTAGTTCTACAGGTATTCGTATCACATCCATATACTCATTTTCTTCATACTCAACATATAAGTACTTACCTTCCTCCGAATCGTATGGTGACCTAGTAGGATCAATCACACTAGTTATTATATGAATATTAAACACAACATTAAGAGCAATTGTAAGTCTGTTTTCTTCTAAATCAAGAAATAAAGGATCTGCAGAAAGATCGTCTTCTCCTTCGACAAAAAACTCCTTAAGTTCAACATCTAAAACATCGTAAGCGTCTATGTTTAATTCTGCACTTCCATCCCTAATTGAATCGTTAATATATTCTACAAATTCGGCTAGCTGATCATCATAAAGTCTTTGAGCAAATCGATATCTCACTTCGTCATGTTGATTAATAATATCAAGAGCATTTTCTAATGATTCTATATGTAATATATTCTCTTTGCTTTCACAAAAATTTTTTAAGTCATTATCCCCGCTTACTACATGTATTATTTCTTCATTATTTTCAGCCCAATTTAGTAAAGAGTATAGCGCGAATGCGTCAGGAAACTCGTCTTTCTTTTTAGAGCTGAAAGGTGCCTCACCTTCAAAATAATTTTGAAAAATTTGTTTTGTTGCATCACCGCTTATAGGTATCTCTTCCACATTGTTTTCTATTAAAAAGTTATGAAAATCTTCCAAAAGTTTGATTTCTGCTTGTTTTATTGTTTTGCGATCCCAAATAGGTCTATACAGGTCATAATTTAATAAGATTTTCGCATTTTCCTTAAAGGTGTTTATATATTCTCTCGAATCTTCAATCTTTTGTTTTATGTGATTCTCAATTTCATTTTTAGTTATAGGCGTGGTGTATAATTTAATCATTTCATCATCTATAAATTTTTCCATTCTTAAAAAATCTTTATCTTGGAAGTTAAAATTCTTTGAATGATATACTTGTGTATCTAAAAATATATTCAACAACGTTAATCCTCATTTCTGAATAAAAGAATGATTTTATTTAAACACCTTGAGTATAGCCTGATTTGTCAATAGTTACGAGATGTTCAATGTCATCATAGTGTTCTGCATTCATAACCTCATAAATATCAATTCCAAGATTTTTCTTCAAATTGCTTTTAGCATGTAAAACAATCATATTATCTGCATTAATGCCATTAGGCATTTGTGGTACACCCGCATCTGTTTTGATTTCTACACCGTTTACATTGAAAGTTACTTTTACTGTATTTTGCATTATAACCTCTCCTATTCCCTATAAAAGTACGATTTTATGTAGACCTAGAAAACTTGTAATTCTTTCCTAACCTTATAACTTTAGTATACCATTTTCATCCTGAGTGATCGATATGATTATGATTTTTTTGGAAAATCAATAAATCATGCAGCTCGATGTTTAGATATGTACAGACTTTATCTAACAGCTCTCTTGGATACCGCTCCATTTCATCTCTGTATAGCCTTCTGACCAAGAGGGTTCGGGGCTAGTGCAATTTGTCAACGCCTTTCCGTTCCTTATGCTCACTTCGTTCCGCTACCACTACAAGACATTGACAAATACGCAAATACTTCCTATAAACCATAAACGGACTAACACCCAAAATGGATGGAATCTTTTTTTCTCCAAATAAAAAAGGGTTATACTATCGATCACACAAAAGTGAGGTGTAAATATGGTCACAGCTACTAAATTGACTTCTCTTGTATTCATCACCATCAGCCTATTCACCTTAACGCTTTGGGCAAAACACAACCGGAACATGACAGAATAGAGCCACACTCCTTGAGTGTGGCTCTACTTTTTGAAATATCGTTAATCTATCCAGTCAATATCAAATAGCTTTCATTTCATCATTACTTAAAACCTCATCACCAAAATTATGAAGTGCTTTTTGAATCACATCTGTTTTGTTAGTTTTCGCACCATTTTCCTTTAATTTTTCAACTGCTACATCCATTACTGCAACATGAATATCATCTAACCGCACATTGATTTTGGTTTACTCATAAGTATCACCTCTTTATTTGATACTTCTAATATATCAATGTATATACACTTCATGGATGCGTTTTGTACATTTTAAAAATAAAGTTGACCTTTAACAGTTGCCGGATAACTCGCATTAAATCCTTGTACATGTGTAAAACGTAGTCGTAGTTGCGAAGGTTTATTTCCCGAATAACCTAAAGAATAAAGCGTATTTTTCACGTTTCCTTTAATAGTTTTAGTATTTAAAGTTTTAATACTACCATTAGAATATTTTCCTTGTAAATCATATCTTACCGCTCCACCTGAAGAAACAGATTGACTAGTAATATTTAATATCAATCCTGTTGACTTACATGCAGAAAACCAAGAAGTACTAAGGTTATATTTAAATTCACCATTAAAACTTCTACACAACGCTCCAAATTGAATTTCACCAATCAAATCATTTTCATTTTCCTCAAGTTCATGCTTTGTTTCAACTTCTTCATGCTTTGTTTCAACTAATTCATATTCATCTAAACTCAAACCTTCCTCACTCATTAATATTTTCCATTTACCATCAATATCCATTACTTGAAACGGTTCTTCAAAAATATCAGTTTCTCTATCTTCTCCATAATAAGTACGAACTTGAAAGGTATAATGATGATCACTTATTTTTTCTTCCTCTAAAATTTCATAATTTACAAGAGGAAGAGATTCTTGTAATGAACGTAGCTCTTTTATAGTTTCACTTTTAGAATCGCTCCACTTTATTTCTGCATTTTCTACATATGTCTCAATATCATAATTCACTAATGCTTCTAATGAATTTTCAAGTACATCGTTAGCTGTTTCATTTTCTGATGGTACTGAATCATCCTCCTTAGCAGATACACTAGTACTACCTAATAAAACAAAAAACAACATCACAAAAACAAATCCGATTACACCTTTTTTCATTCCAATACCTCCAATAATATTTTTATCTCCCTCCCATAATTCTACAAAGAAAGTACACATCCTTCTTTCTTCAAAAATTTACACGTTTATTACAATTTTAACAAATTATTCAATAATGATAGGTACTCTTCTTGTTATTGATTATAATAATTTTGTTTCTCCCAATTCCAATAAGCTATTACACTATACGCTGTTTCTTCAGGTTCTTTCTCATCTTCATCTGTATGTATTAAATCTCCATCCTATGGATCATCTAAACTCATTTGCTTATGGAGCTCCTTTAATAAACCACCATAGGACAGTAATCATTTCCGATAAAAACCATGTTCTAAATCAGCCACTATTTCTAAATTTCGCTCTTGATTATCTGTCAGATAATCCGATCTTTAACTGGATACTTAGCCGTTTCATTAATGGCAGATTTAATATCTGATTTTTCCTTGTTCTTCAGCTTAATCGCCTTGATGTTCACAACAGGAGTATAATCTAATTTCATTGCTTTTTTCCAAAGACTTGTCCATTCTTCTTGTGAAATATAATAATTTTGATTATCTCTCGAAAATAAGTACTTTCCACTGCCAATAGTACGTGCATATGCTGATTGTATGAACCATCTTTTTGATTTACTGTTACCTCTGTTGCTCTCATAAATCCTACTAAGTTTTGTTTTACTTTTTTATATTTCACTAATCGATTGAAACCTGAGACATGGCTTTTAATTCTTTATCAAGTGTTCACCATCAATAACATGTCGGATACTCATGATCAATTTCTCTGGATAGCTGCCTGATGCTGATCTTTCTTTCCTAATATGGGCTTTAAATTTGATTTAATCAATCGTCCTCACCTCTTTTTTGATAACTTATAGTAATCAATCATTTAATTTATAAAAATGACCAAGGCTAAGCTTGGCCATAAATTGCATAAAAAATTTAGTTCTTTTTACGACGCTTCTGGGTCATAAAACTGAAAACCATATAATCCTTTGATTTTGACTTCTCCACAGCTTGGATCTTTAGTTAAAATTAAATAATGTCTCTTCCAAGGCATGGTTTCAACTTGATCAGTCGCACTAAAATCGAAATGATCACCAGAAAAACTTTTCTCGCTAACTGTTATTTCATAACCTGATAAAGACATACGCATAATCTTAGCGTTAACAGTGCAACCTTCTGTCTCAAATATGGTGAATCTGTATCCAAAATGAGAACGCCAATTATTTGGATTAAGATCATCAGATTTCTCAAACCACTTTTCATTTTTTGTCATAGTAAAGCTTACTTTTTCCTCATCTTTTACAATAACCGCTGAAGCTTTCCCTACATTATAAGTTAAAACCAAAAGCAATATGAAGGCTAACACTAGAATTTTTTTCAAATAAACTCCTCCCAATACCTTTTAATTCAATATATTGGAAATTCAGTTCTCGATCAAGATACTCACCTATAAATGATTCTTTAGTGCCGCTATATGAATCTTAAAAAGAACAAAGATTTAATAAAATCCATGTTTTATTTGATCTCAGCTTCAATTTGCAAAAATTCTCCTAATGGTTCAATACATGTTACTTCGTACATACAGTCGTCATAAGTATTAAGAAGGACAGTTGTATCCTCTTTTATTTGACCTCTCTCTAGCATGGTTTGTAATGAATTTATTAGCTGCTTTACGTTCATAGACATTAATTAATCTCTCCTTTCTCCAGAATTTCTCTGTATATTTCTTAGCCTCTGAGACAATGCCTGTTGATACTTTTTCCCTTCAATAGTTGCTGAACAATCAATTAGGTTAAGCGTGTGGCCTCCTTTTTCAACAGTAGACAATAATTGATCACCTACATCACGGTTAACCCATTTTTTATGCCTTCTTTCTCCTATGTATGAAAAACCAAAATTGTTTTGTGTATGTAAATTGACTATGCAACTGGATGAAAGACTTGCAATTGCAATTTTAGCAGCAAGGATTATTGATCTGTTTTGTGTCCGCTCTAAACAACTAAAATATGTTTCTTTCACAATTCCTTTGTATCTAAATATCACGGTAGCTAAACCAGTTTTTGCAGGCGCAGTTTGTAGCACTCTGATGAAAATATCAATTTCTTTAGACATAATATCCACCTTTTCTAGATTTTATATTATATCTAATTATCACATATTAAGACCAAAGCTCAATCAATATATCATTGTCGCTTTTTGTGTATGGAGTCAGCATGTAACCAACTTTTCAACCTTCTTTACAAATTCAATAAACTGATTTTGGTCTTGAAGAATACCAAGCTTTTCATATTCACCGGTAAAAAGCCATTGAGGGTTTTCCCCATTTGTCTGTATCTCCATGATAAAACTTGATCCTTTTGTGTTGATCTCTTCATCTTCCTGAAATTCATAATGATGTGTAATTAATTTTTTCAAAGAGTGGCTGTCCTTTATTTCTTTTGTATAAAATGATAATCCCTGCTCCTCATACTGCTTTAGTTCAAAGCCATTATCCAGTAAAAAGTTCAAGGTGTTTTGATTTAATGTAAGCAAAATTTATTTCCCCTTTCATTAAAACTGCTGTTTTATTCAGACATCAACACAGAGACTCAATATAATTAAATCTTCAAGCTGTACATTATGTTCTACTCTTAATTGATTTAGAACAGTTCTTAACCGCATAACCTTTTCATTGATGCTATTCTCTCTTGTGGTTACTTCTTCTGCTGTTACTTTCCCCATACTTTTAACAAACTCTAGATTTATTATTTTTTCGGATATATCAACCTTCAACTCTAAATATTCGTTATATAAATCCTGTGCTTGCCAGCTTTTATTTTTTAACAACCCCATCTAATCATCCTCACGATCTCGATTGTAGAGTTTGTAATCTCCCTCGCCGTCCTCGTGTTCAACGTCCCTTGATTCACATTCCTTACAAATATAACTGCCTTCATTGAAAATATTGTCTAACCCCGAATCTGAATAATCTACATCATAAATCTTTCCGTTTCTTGCTCCACCTGTTGTGTCAATAAGCTGTTTCGCCGTTACCGATACCTCTAGGTAGAAAAAACGTTCGTTACCACAGTCATTACATTTAGCCATTGTTTAACGCCTCCTTAATCATCCGTACCATCATACATTTGATTTTTGTCATGAGTTTCAAGATGTTCCAGAAAGTCTCGCCAGTTATCTGTCCCATTTTCTATACACTCACTAAAATATTCTTTCATGAAATCACTGTTTATTTCATTTGATTCCAACCAATCACGAATTTTATTCGCATCCTCTATTGCCTGTTTGTAATTATAAGAACTATTTATAATGGCTTTCTTTATATTGTCAGGGACATGCATTACTCCGCACCCTCCCTTAATGCTTTGGAAATCTTATCTGATACTGAATGCCATGCTTTATGTGCTTCGGGATCAGGTTTAAAGTCGGTTTCCCACTTGTAGGGTTCAATTAAATCATTTGGCTCCACATTATCCAAACATAATTCAATCAGTCTCATTTCTTCTCTGGTTAGATAAATTGCTTTTCCTCTCATAAAGACCTCCCATCTGTATAAAATTGTTGTTTTATCCACTTCTTTGATAATGTTTGTTTATATCTTTAAGTACAATAGCTTTAATTTTATTTTCATGCTCTTTGTCTACAAAAATCCTTATCACATTATCACAGTCTATGTGTTCTAAATGCTCAAGCTCTTGCTGTGTATCAATATAAATAATATCCCCTATACGTTTATTCCCGTATTTATCAAAGAAATATTTAACTCCCTCGTCATATTCCCTGTCCCATCTTTCCATCCTAATTTGATCAATTGGTGAATTAGAGGTTTCATTCGTAAAGTCAGATTGATCTTCCTCATTTATTTTAGTTGCACTCACTTTCATTTGAACTCGTTCGTTAATTTCTTGAGAAGTATCTTCTATAATAAGATATTGATTAATAATAGAATCTAGTGCGTTAATTATTTTATTTAGATAAACTTTTTTTACAGGCTTCTTAAATTGATTGTAAGTCAAAGGTACTTCAATGTAACCACGGGCAAGTGTATCGTACTCCGCAAAACTATTTGAATTATCATCACGCTGAATTACCTTATATTCAATGCAAAGGCTATTAGTATTACGGTAAAGGCTGGTTTGAAGCGTTGTATTGTTATCTAAATTATATAGGTCGCATGTTGTTTCCATACTTCCTCTGAATTGATTGAAATCTACTTGATATGTACTCATTTTATTGTCTCCATTCTGTTTAAAATATGCATTTTATTTAAACAACTCCGAGCTGCTCTTCTATAAAGCTAGTAAAATCATCTTGTTTAATCGGTGTGGTAATTTTCTCGTTTTTTAACTTCTTATACTTTATAACCATTCTATTGATCCATATCATGTATTCATAAATTTTATATTCATCACCTGGCTTTATTCCTTGAGATAGCATATAGAATCTGAACCTAATCTGGCACTCATCATAAGGAGGAGCTATACTCATGTATTTTGGCCTCCTTGTAAGCATCCCAATGTTGCTTCTTCAATATTCAGTCTCAGAATGATCCTCATAATCTCTTCTTGGAACCCTTCACTGTCTTTTTTAAATGAAAGTTCCGTTAACTTTTTCATATCAGTAAGATTAAGTTTTGGTAGTACTCTTTTCACAAAATGATCTTTTGCTTTTGCAAAGTTTTCTTTTTCTTTGTTTGTCTCTCTAATTGATTTTATGCTTACTACTTTTGTTGATTTAACTTCTTCTTGTTCTTCATATACTTGCTTTGTTTCTTCTGTGATTGGCTGAGGTGTAGGATCTGTAATAAAGCTTTCAACTAACTCAGCTTCACCATTTTCAATTAGTTCTAATGCTTCAACTTTTTTAATTGGGAAACTTCTCATTTGAGCCCAGCTATATCTATAGTATCTGTTTCCTTTTTGTTTAATTAACATCATCTTTAACCTCTCCATTCATAAAGTGATATTATTTTTATTCTAATTTTATGTAATATATTCTTATCCCCTTAACTTGTTTTAAGTATAACATGATCATTATAAATTATCAATTGTTATTTTATTTTTATTCTAATAAATATATATAAGTTTTCGTTCAGCTTGCTGAACAAAACCGGACGTAAAGCGCCCTTCTTTACGGACGTATGTACTTAAAATGTTCTCCCTTTTTTAAAATTTATTTTTATACCCTTTCCCTAAAGACTTAGGCTCTGAAACCCTTGGTATGACTGACTTTTTTTCAAAGTTTAAGAGGTTTGTTCTATTAACCTACTCATTTAACCATTCTAATAGCAACTTCCTCATCCTTAAAGATGGAATGAATAATGTAATTTCTTTACCATCTCTTATACCTGACCTCCATATCCATTGCACTAATTCAGATAAAGCAAACAAATCCTGATCAATTGTAATATTATATTTATTCTTAAAGTAACTATAAAGGATTGTATTAACGTATCTATTTATTGTATAAGCTAAATGTTTCTTATGCTTAAACTCATTTGTAGCACGTGCATTACAGGAAACAAAACCTTTTGTATATCCATTACCTTTTATTTTATTCTTATGTTCTGAATAAGTCGTCCACATAGCTTCTTCGCTTGATGACTTAACAATGTTGTTAAAGTAATTGAATACATTGTTCTTTACCTTTTTGATTGTATAAGGTGACTTATCTTTGTACCAGGTTGATGATAATGAATAATCTAACTGGCCTACAGCATTCAAGTTACCTTCATATATTTTAATCTTATTACGGATCATTTCCTTAACGTTGTTCTCAAAGTCTTTATTGTATTGAGTAAACCGGTATTCCCCATCTACATAGGATGAGACATACTTTTCATAAGCAATATCATTTACATCATAATAATATCTTTGTATCTGAGCATCAAACATGTAAGTTAATATGTAAACCTCTTTAAACAATTTGAATACCTCAGCTGGAAAGTTCCAAATCAATATACTGTCTTTAAAATAAACAAGATTATTGTTCAATGCCATGTCTCTAATGTCATTGTAACGTGTCTCATAATCCCTTTTATCTTCATTCCATTTAACAATACCATCTTCAACATAGATAAGATTAGAATCAAATAGTGTTGTAAGATCATGTGTCTTCACTTGTAGCTGCTCAACTACTTCCATAACCTCGTCTAATATTAAAGTGTAGTTACCTGAAAGGATCAGCTCTTTTGTTTCATCGTTTGCGTTCTTAAATAAGTTATGTGTTGCAACAATGTTTTTATTCTGTGATAAGAGTTCATGAAGTGATTCAAATTTATATTGAGTCTTATCTCCTTTTGTTCTTACTTTAGGTTCATACATTTGTCTGTTGGTTACACTTTTCTTTATCCGCTCAACCTCATTAAGATAAGGTGTGACAAATATAAAGTTATCTTCTGGGTTAGCGTTGTTCATGTGGTTAATGGCTGCAGTTGTTTTACCTGATCCCATTATGGAATCAACTACTTTAACTATATTCATTCAGCATCTCCTTTTCATTAAATTTAAATAAAGGAACGATAAATGTTTACCGCTCCTTTATTTACAGTTTGATATTTAACTGGTGTGTTCAAGGTTCATGTTGTTTAACTTTGCTTATCTCTTCTCTGTACTCTAAAAGGTCTGAATTAATTCTGTCAGTTGTATTCTTGATGGAGTCAATATCTTTCTTGAGCATTTCTAATTCCTTAGCAAGCTGCCGAATAGCATCCAGGAATTTATTCTCCACTCATCTCACCTCAATGATTTAATTATACCATGAGGCCTATATGATTAGTGTGACTTGTTTCTTAGTTTAAGGAATACAAAATAGATGATCCATAACAGTATGGCAATGATACATGTGACTACAAATATTGTATTGATTAGTGTTTGTGCTTCGCTGCTGAAGTAATCCTTAATGAGTTGAAACATCAAAAATAAGCCAATGAATGTGATATGGGTAAACCATAATGAGAATCGTTTCATGTTTACAATGTGCTTGATCATGTTATAATATGGATAGGAACTAAAGGAGAAGTTCATTCCCCTTTAGCTTAGCTCTCATCGGCGTATACGTTGGCGTTGTCTCTTTGGTCGGAGCCGCTTGCGTATACGCTTTTTCTTTTTGCTTGTCCAATTCTTTAGGTTTCTTATCTTCTCAACTATTGTTAGACTGTTGATTGTAAGAACCGTTATAGATATGAGGAAAGCAACAATGATACCCACTTTCTCAAGCACTATGTACACCTCCTTTCCTATGACTCTATTATAACACAGTTCATCTATAAAGTCATTTTATTTTTATTCTAATTAATTATATTTTGTTGATGATTATAATGATGCTTTAATTGGTCTGTATGATGGTTTAGCTGTTAGGATAGCAAATGATATTGGGATGAATATCGGATGGATTAGAAAGGCGTTATATTGATTCTGAGAGCGTGTGAGTGTCATTAGGTGGAATTTGAATTATGAGTGTTGTGTATATGAGTTCAGCGTGTGTGAAGAGTGATAAGCGAAGGATATATGATTATATAAGGTATGGTTATGTATAGTGATGAGTATAAAATAAATATGTCTTCGATTCCCTCGGATTCGTTATAAATACGATTATCTTTAATGAATGGTTATTCATTTTTATATCGCTAACCAATTTATTTTTTTTAATTTTATTCTTGTGTTTGGCCTGGAATTATGTTAGAGATGTGTTGAATAAACAGGATTAAAGAATTCCCTACATAAGGTATATTATATGGGGTTTCCACTGCCAGTATATGGGGGTATATTTACATCTAATGGTAAAAATAAGGGAACGAATGTGCCCATAGCACTTCCATTTCCACACCCTATCCAAATTTACATTTTCCCAATTCCACATTAAATCGTCCTTTTTCACATCGTAATCGCTATCGTAAAAATCTATATTATCAATGTTTTTCACTCTTCAAATTTCTCCTTTTTCATCAATTTCTCCTTAAAACGACTTCTTTCCCCTACTCTCACTTACGTTTTACGATCGTTTGCCCCCTATTCACTAATTAAAGTATCAAATATCCTTATGTTTACTGTCTTTTTTAGCCCTTTATAAATTTTTACGATAAGCATGTTTTTCGTGCAAATAACATTACGATATGCAAACCAAATCCAAAATAAAAAAGGTGATCTTAATTCGATCACCACCTTTTCTTGTGTCTATTCCCACTTTTCATCATCTGATATCCATTTATTTGCCCGTAAATCCAATGATTTATAATGATCATGAATAACAAAGTATGAAGGCAAGTTCATTTTATGACCTCGAGCTGCTTTCCAACACTCATAAAACCACTCTGTGAATGCTTTATGTTCTTCCCTTTCTATTTCAATATCGTTGTTTTCATAAAACTCATCAAATTCCTTTTTATTCTCCCTAGATAGTTGAAAATATTTAATATCAGGTATAACTTGAGTGCTCCCTGAAAAAATTGTTTTGTCTTCTCCTTCATAAAACACTTCACTTGCCTCTTTATCCATTGAAAACATTCTTATTGATATCTCAAATCTTGTTGGATCAATAAAGGCCATGTAGTCCACTAAATCAATATCAATATAAAAATTGTAGTTGATTGTTTTTTTGATTTCCCTTGTTAATAAAGCTGAGTGTTGGCCGAGATTTTGCTTAACTGTTTTGATATAGTCTTCCAGTGAGAACATTTAATTACCCCTTTTTCTTATTTGTTTGCTTAATAAAGTAGTAAACCACCCATCCAATTATGATGACAGACAGCCCCCAATACTTTTGCTCAGTTGGAAGCATGTAAGATATTAAAATAGCTAAGACTAGTGACGGCAACATAATCATGTAGTATTTCTTTCTATTTTTCATAATCTTCTTCCCCTTTTTATTAATAAACTTAATACGCTTATATCGCCTATTAGTTTCGATAATACATCTCGAAATTAAAAATTTTTGAAATTAATGTTTACAAGAATAAAAATAAAATATATAATCAAGTCACCTGCTAAACACAGGGATTTTTATTAGTTTTATTTAGGATAAAAATAATATTACTTATGGAGGTGATTAAATGAAAAAACAGTATTTGTTTAGTAACTTAATTGGTTTTCTTGAAACTAAAGTTATTAATGAAACAGCAACACCAGAAGAAGAAAACCTTTATCAAGACTATTTGTGGTACGGAACAGTTAATAAAAAAAGTCATACATACAGAAATTTAGTGTCTCAATATTTAAATAGTAGTTATTAAGGATAAAAATAAAATAGTTTATTAATTTACAAGGGGAGAATTTATTGAAAGGAAAAAAAGACGGTCTAAATAAGCAAGTACATATTTACAGTATTGATACTTCTGCTTTTTATAATGATCAAGAAAACAAATTACATAACAAGATTTTAAAATCCATTAGGTACAGAGATCATCTTAAAAAACTCGAAAATATTGATAAAAAACATAAGAAGTACATAACGCAAAGGATTATTTCCTTAAAAGAAAATCTTTATAACGCCTTTAACAATCATAATCAAATAAGAACCCTTAGAACAGATTCCCTGAAAGATAATAATGTGATTGCATTATTTGATTCAGTCTTAACACGGACATTGGGAATCAAAGAAAACACACTCTCTGAAGAGATTATTGTCGTCCAAACTTATCATTTTCAAATTTTAAGGGACATTATAGATAAAGGATTCATACATAACAATGAGAAATACGTTTATTTCACTAGCAGTGCCGGTCAAATACGAACCAAAAAGTCTTGTTTTATCAAGCAAAGCACCTTAGATAAGTATCAAAATGCTTTAACTTGTGGTCTTAGTGTGGAGCATATCAATGCTCAAGGTGGAAGCAGCATAAACAAATGGAATAGCTACATGGCCTTATCGAATAGTGCCAGCAGTCCATGGGAAATTGATATTGATAAAGCAATTGTCGTAAATGACTTAGAAACAAACGTTTCCAGCCTGGTTGATTATATTGACCGTGATACATATGAAATCACTCGTAAAGTTATGGATATTCCTATAGAACATACAGATGGTTGCGGAATGATGCTTCCCAGTTTGAGCCAGAAAAGCTTTATGGTCAGATTACCTTGGGTTAAGGGTCTCCTAGTTCCATTTGATTTTAAAAAGTTTGCTGAAAAACACAGTTCATTTATAGTTAAGGACGTCTACGGTAAAGAATGGGACATTATTAAAGATGATATCCAAATAATTTTTACGAAAAGCCAGTTTAAGATGTGGAAGTACTATGATTCTTGGGATGATTATCGCTCTAAATTTAAAAAGTATGAATGTTTAGGAGCTAAATTAAATGAAGAAGATCCATCTGTTGAGGGAAAACTGACTTACCAGATGCTACAAACACTCACTGATATCACAGATGAGGAATTGAAACAAATCAGCTCAAAGACTGTTAGTGAGATTACTCAATTAGGCACTGATAAAGAAACAATGATGAAAGTTTTGGGGGCTACCGAGAAAAATAAAAATAAGACAAGCCTTCAAGAAGCTCTACTAATATATCCTGAGCTGCTAAATGATGATCACACCAAAGAAATCATTAAGAATAAGAAGAGGAGTATGATTAAGGACGCCAAATCAGGAAAATTACTTGTCAGTGACGCTCGTTATACGTATTTGTGCCCAGATCTATATGCTTTTTGTGAAAGACTGTTTCTTGGAATTGAGAATCCAAAAGGACTTCTTACCGGCAGCAATGTTTATTGTTCTTTATATGATGAAGGACACATTGATATCCTCCGCTCCCCTCATCTATTTAGAGAGCATGGTGTTAGGTGGAACAAAAAAGATGAGGAATATGAAAAGTGGTTCATTACGCCAGGTGTTTATACCAGCATTCATGATCCGATATCGAAACTGCTGCAGTTTGATAACGACGGGGATAAGGCCTTAATTATTTCTGATGAGCTAATCGTCAATATTGCCAAGCGTAATATGGAGAACATCGTTCCTTTGTATTATGAAATGTCTGTAGCCCAGAAACAAGAGATTAATAGCAGAAACATCTATGAAGCACTAACTCTTGCTTATGGGATCAATATCGGGGAGTACAGTAACAATATTACTAAGATATGGAACAGCGACAATATAAATCTGGACGTGATCAAATGGCTATGTATGGAAAATAACTTTACTATCGATTTTGCAAAAACCTTATTCATGCCTACCCGTCCTGATCATGTTGATGAAAAAATCAAAGATTACATAAAAAATAAAGTCCCCCACTTCTTCATCTATGCAAAGGATAAAGAAGAACATAGCGTTGAGTTACTTAATGAGAGCACAGTAAATAAGTTAGACTCCATTATCCCTTCTGACCGAATTAATTTCGCAGCTGTTGCAGGAAAGTTCGATTATCGTTTCCTGCTCAAGAACAAGGAGATTAAGTTGGACGAGACAATTATTAGTGAATACAAACGATTAGACCAGAACAAGAAATGGCTTATGAATGATGAAGACATTAAGCCGGGGCAAAAACATTATGTCTATAAGATCATTAAAGACAGATTGTTGAAAATCCATAATGATGAGCAATATGTTACTGATGTTTTAGTTAAGTATCTATATAAAAAGAAGAGTAAGTTCAAATCGACTTTGTGGGAATGTTTCGGTACTTGTATATTGAACAGTCTAATACACAACCTGAAAACATTAAGAATTTGTGGAGATTGTAAAACGCTATTTAGGGCTAAAACAAGTAAGAAACTTTTCTGTGGAAAATGTACAGTTAAAAGGAATAAACAAAAAACAAAAGAACGAGTCAGTAGGTTTAGAAGTCAAAAGGTGTAACGGTAATAAAAGTGCCTTGAGCCTTACTCCCCCAAGGGGTACAGCGATTTTACCGGAAAAACTTCAACAAAAAAGTGCCTTTATCCCTTGGTGCTACTGGGTTGAGAGCACTTTTGGTGATAATCGTCATAAGGGAGACAGAAAGCTAATTTCCACATAAAAGGGCTAGTACGTTTCCCCCCGTCTATATAAAAGACAATCTTTATTGTTCATTTAGAATAAATTTAAATTTACTTAGGAGGAAATTGATTATGAATAAAACAGAACTAATCGCTAAAGTGGCAGAAAAACAAGGGGTATCTAAAAAAGAAGGAGCTCCCAGTGTCGAAAAAGTCTTTGACACTATTTCAGAGGCATTAAAAAGTGGAGAAAAAGTAAGTATTCCTGGTTTCGGAACATTTGAAGTTCGTGAACGTGCAGCTCGCAAAGGGAGAAATCCCCAGACAGGAGAGGAAATTGATATTCCGGCTACAAAAGCACCTGCATTTAAGCCGGCAAAAGCACTTAAAGACGCAGTCAAAGCTAAATAATCAGTTAATGAGGACGACAGGAAAGGCTACCTGCACGCTTCGTCACAAAGAGCTTATGCTCCTAAAAGTGGCAGAGTTAGAAATTATGGAGGGAATTGTCGACCTCCCCTCTTTTCATCTTCATCTCCGGGTTAATTAATTAGAGTTGTTAATTACTGATATATGGGATATCAGTTCTCCACTAATGTTCATTTATGGAGGCACAGACTAATTTGAATGAACATTAGTGGAGATTCCTCTCCTGTGTGTGGACTAGCTTTTCTTGATTAAACAATATCTACTCCCCTATTTTCTGTATCATTCTGACACAAACTGCGGTTGGTCATTGCAGTTAGTCGGATAATAGTCATTTATGAGGGTGCGAGGTTAACTCGGATGTCTGTATCTAAAGGAGACAGGTAAATGACTATTATCGGGCTAAACATGTCGGTAAGACCTAGGCTACTCAAGCTGTTTATGTAGGGTGAATCCCATCACAGTCTTACTATGGGTGACATGAAGTCTGAATATTAATTGCGGTGTACTGCTTCGGCTTACACTTAGGTATGGCAGATGCGTCTTCCTTACCTTAAATTTCACTTAGCAACATATTCGCTATTTATTCACTACTTCTCCTTCATTCTGAATGGAGACTTATCTTTCCCATGCACATACCTCCTTACACGGGTCAGAGAAAACTGTGCAAAATAAGAGACTGGCGATCTACACGCATTGTATGTAGATAAGGTGTGTGACCTGAAGACAGGAATGTCTCTGAAGAGGGTTATATGGGTCTTACCTTTTCGATTGTTTTGATTATAACTAAGGATAAAATTTGTTTTATTGGCAATTTATTTAAGAATCTATTAGAATATAAAAGATGTATGTCTAAAGGAGAAGATAATAAATGTCAAAAATCGCTTTATTTGAAGCTTTACCTTTAAGAAATGCAATCTCAAAACGTATTCAGGAACTTTTACAGGAACGAGATAGTGTTGCATATGTTGAACATGATAAGGATGAAAAATATACAAAACCAACAAAAACTGTAGACCAAATCACAGCTGAGCTAGAATCGACTAAAAAAGATTATCGTGAATTGGTAGTACTAATCGCTAAAGCCAACCTGGATGCAAAAGTTTTGTGGGATGAAAAGGAATTATCGATCACAGAAGCGCTTGAATTAGCACAGCAACTTAGAGGTGAAGCGAATAAACTCAAAAGTTACGGTCGTTCTCAGAAAACTGAACGAGTAAATTCTTATTCTGATGTTATTAGTTATCGTGAAGCCTTGTTTGATCCTGATAAGATGCAAACTAAAGGATTAAAGTTAGAAAGAATGGCTAATCGTCTTTCAAACTCTATTGAAAAAGCTAATCATAATTATGAAATTGAGTTTGAAGCTGCAGATAAGTATCTATAAAAGCTAAGGTTTTAACTTAGCTATGAGGGTAAAATCACTTTTATCTTGATAGCTGGGTGTAAAACTGCCCAGCTTGGACAACAGAGAAGTAGAAAGCCGCTTTAGTTTAGAGCGTATCTAAACTGTAATACCAAAACTCATTTATTTCCTAGGTTGGAGACGGATTACGTTTTACAGCTTACGAATTACGAGATTTACGAGTTTACGGACGCAAACCTTTATTAGTGATATTTTAATCAAAAATATACTCTGTTCTCTGTTGTTCCAATAATTTAACTCATGTGCCAAGCTGTACAAGGAGTTCCTGAAGACGTCATTATGACGTCTTTTGTTATTTTCAGATTTCCCTGTCGATCCGAAGGCTTGCGTTCCTACGTGAGTTACTGATGTAGGTGAGAGGGGGAAGAAAATAACTGGAACAATAGAATTTAAAAGTCATTTACTCTTTTTTAGCTTTTACTTTGTCATAACCAAACATATAGCCAAAAGCTATCAATGCTGCCCCACCAAAACGAAGATATTGGTGATATTCAAAATCTTTAAAAACAGTAACCGCTCCAACTATCAACAAAACACCTATTATAATAAAGGCATTCAAAACTTTGTCTATCAAAAAAACACTCCTTTTTCAAATTCATCTACACTTCATTATACCTACTGTGGATTATTTTACCACACGGAGCAGTTCTTGATAACTCAAATAGGTCTGTAATACATATGTACGCAAGTTTTCAATAATCTCCTTCGGGCGTTTCCCCAACGCCTATCCGACTTATCCTTCATCTCCTTTATATCCCCTTCTCGGACGTTACCGATGCTTCGGATCATCGGGCTTCCGAAGGAGTTTATTGTATGTAAATAGAAAACTATTGGAGGAATTTAAATGGCAAGCAAAAAAGTACATCAAATTAATGTTAAAGGCTTTTTCGATATGGACGTAATGGAAGTTACTGAACAAACTAAAGAAGCTGAATACACATATGACTTCAAAGAAATTCTCTCAGAGTTTAATGGAAAGAATGTTTCAATTACTGTAAAAGAAGAAAATGAACTTCCTGTTAAAGACGTTGAGTAAGGAGATGATTGACTGAATGATCGATCCTATTCAAACTAAGCGTCACTCAGATGAAAACCTTAAAGAATGGAAAATAAGAATCTGCTCTAATAAAGACATTTATAATCTAAACTGGGAAGAAATCAAAGAGTTAATAAACAAAGAAACCGGCGAATCTAAAGGTGAATCAGCTTATAGAAAATGGTTCAACAACTTCATTGAGGGGGTTGAATACCAAAAAGAAAAGTCAGCTGAATCAAACTCTTCTCTCCTTGAACTGGAAATGAAAAAGGTTGAAATCATGGAAGAGAGAAAGAAGCTTCAAGCTGTAAAGCATGAAATACATAAAAGCACACGTGTCAAAGGACGAACAGAGCTTCTATATGAAAATGTAACTGAAGCAATTGAGAAAATAGGCACTCTCGCTCCCCCTTCCTTCTATCCATTGAAAAGAAGCGAAAGAAAAAGAGCTGCAGTTCTAGGATTTGGAGATGAACATTTCGGGAAGCAATTTAAAAGCAACAACAATGAATACAACGAACAGATATATCTGCAGCGTATGAATCAAATTCTTTCTGAAACTGTTGAGTACATTCACAAAGAAAATTTAGATGAGCTGGTCGTATTAAATGGTGCTGATAGTGTTGAAGGTATGGCATTGCGCGTATCGCAATTAACTGCCCTTCAGTACGGTTTTATTGACCAGGTAATTAAATATTCTAGGTACAAAGCTGAATGGCTGCTAGAACTTTCTAAGTACGTCAAAATTAAGTACATACATATCCCTTCTGCAAATCATACTGAACTAAGATTACATAATACAAATCGCTCGGAAATGCCTAAGGAAGATGTAGAGCGTATTATAGCTACTTATATCCATGACGTACTCAAAGACAATGAGCGAATTGAAGTTCCTTTATACGACGAAGGAATTGTGGATTTTAAATTACTTGAATTTGAAATTGTCGCATGTCACGGACACCAGATTAAAAACAAGAAGAATGCCATTCGTGACATCTCACAGATGAAACGAAAATTCTACGATTACATGTACATCTCCCACTTCCACCACGGAAACATGCTCACTGTAGGTGAAGCAGCCACTCATAATATCCAAGTTATACAACTCCCTTCTGTAATGGGTTCCGATGAATACAGTGACAGCTTAATGACAGGTGCCAAAGCTGGAGCAAACCTATCAATTTATGAGTCTGGTAAAGGTCGTACAATTCAGTATGATTACATATTGAATTAATTTAATAGGGAGTAAAACTAAATGAAGACAAAAAGTTTTATTAACGAATTAAGTGGTCATTGGGTTAATTTCTCAGATGAGTTTAAAACGGAGCTTTCCATAATTATTGCTGGTTAATTCCTACAACTGAGACTAATCGAAGTGTTAGGACATTATTTTTTCAACTAAGGGAGCCTCGATGTAGGCTCCTATAAACTTTGTTTAAAACTTTAATTTTATTTAGATCGGAGTCACATTAATGGCTGACTACAAAAAGGTTTATTAAAGTAATACAAAAAACGACCGATTGAGGATGAAGAAGAAAATGACGAATGAAGACTTTAAATATCTGAATAAGCACTTAGAAACTCTCTCAAAGTTAAAACAGTCTGGATACAAATGTGATGTTGAGATTAAGCGAGTATTAGAAGCTATTCATTTAACTATTTTTGGAGATAAAATCGAACCTCCATTCAAGCGAATGAAAGTTGTATTTAATGACGTTGATAAATCACTACAAGAAAAGTTTCATAAAAATGCACCCAAAATGCTGCTGGTAAATGATTCTCAGAGAGGTAAAGGTAAAACAACTCTTCTTCTTAGGCTATCACAAGAGAATAATATTCCTTTACTTGTAGGAGCTCATAAAGAGGTTTACAAAGACTTGGTCAAAGAAAAAGGAATTAGTTGTGCCATTATCTCAGCCAATTATTTAGAAGGTAATCATTTTCCGAATGGTGTTTATATCGATTGTACTGTTACTAAAGATCAACTCAATACAATTAAAAAATTAGGAATTGAGATCAAAGGAGGATTTCATCACGATGAAGTCCTCTCTTCTTTAGTTTAAACACCTTTTTAGAACGCCTAGGATGATTGCGGTACTCCCCTTCCGCTCTATTACTGGGCGTTTTATAAAACGTGTTTACATCAACTAACTTTATGGAGGTGAAAAATGGCTATAGAAAAAATCAAATGCTCATGCTGCGGCAAAGAGCAAAATGCCAATCAATATTATATCTCGGAATCTCCTTTCAATTCTGCAACCGGCAAGCTGTCAGTATGTAAGAGCTGTCTCCAAAATGAATTCCAAAAAGACAAAGATAACTTAAAGAATGTTCAAAACATCTTAAGAATGATTGACCGTCCTTTTGTTTACGACTTGTGGGTTTCCGCTGTTAATGAATCAGAGTCCAAGAAAAAATCAGCTGGAAATGTGTTAGGTACGTATATGAAAAATATCGGAATGAAAGATTACAAGTCAAAAACTTGGGCAGACAGTGAGTTTGACTTTGAAGAAGAACAAGAATATACAACACAGCTATTACTAGCTAAAAGTACAGAAGATATATCTAAGGAAGACATAGATGAATTAATGCAATTCTGGGGTCGTGGTCTTGATGTTGAAGATTACATTTGGCTTCAGAATGAGTACATTGACTTTACGAATAGGTATGAATGCGACTCTAAGGGAATGGAACTTCTTATAAATGAAATATGTTTGACTCGGTTAGATATACGCAAACGGCGGGAAAATGGTGAAAAAGTCGATCAGCAGCAAAAAACTCTTCAAGATTTACTTGGATCAAGTAATTTAAAACCAGTTCAAGAAACTGGAGCAAGTGGAGTTGAACAAGAGTCTTTTGGCACTCTGATCAAAAAATATGAGAATGAGAGACCTATTCCTGAGCCGGAGCCGAGGTGGAAAGATCCTGATAAAATCGGGAAATACATTAAGGTGTTTTTCCTTGGGCATCTGTCCCGAATGCTTGGTTTGAAAAATCAATATTCAGAGGAATATTGGGAAGAAATGAATAAGCATACTGTTGAAGAACCTGTTGCAGAAGAAGAGGATCGAGAAAATGACCTCACATAAAAATTTTACAACAGATCGCAACAAGCACAGCCGAGGAATCAATATCTTTAAAAAGGGAAACAACTTTAAAAAGAAATCAAAATCTGAACGATTAATGGATGGTATCGGCGCATGGACTTCTTTCTATAGAGCAAACCCACATCGCTTTGTAAAAGAATACTTAGGTATTACGCTTAAATTGTTCCAGTGTATTTTAATTTACATGATGGTACATAATCATTACTTTATGTACTTGGCCAGTCGTGGGCAGGGTAAAACTTGGCTAACCTCTGTATACTGCTGTGTGCAAGCCATACTCTTCCCAGGTACTAAAATAGTTATCGCATCGGGCACAAAGGGACAAGCTCGTGAAGTCATAGAGAAAATTGATGACTTGCGCAAAGAATCGCCTAATTTAAGGCGAGAAATTGAAGATTTAAAAACCTCAACAAATGATGCTAAAGTGGAGTTTCATAATGGCAGCTGGATTAAAATCGTAGCCTCAAATGATGGCGCCCGCTCCAAGCGTGCAAACCTCCTTATTGTAGATGAATTCAGAATGGTTGATTTTGAAATCATCAGTAAAGTACTTCGAAAATTCCTGACAGCTCCCCGTTCTCCTAAATATCTCGAAAAAGAAGAATACGCTCACTTAAAAGAACGAAACAAAGAAATTTACTTGTCTTCCTGCTGGTACAAGGTTCATTGGTCATTTAACAGATTCATAACTTACTACAATGCCATGATGAAAGGATCGAAATATTTTGTGTGCGGTCTCCCTTATCAGATTGCAATTAAAGAAGGCCTTTTGGATAAAGATCAGGTTAGAGATGAAATGGCCGAAGAAGACTTCGATCCTATTGGTTGGTCTATGGAAATGGAAGCTCTCTGGTTTGGTGAATCTGAAAAAGCTTATTTTAAATTTGAAGACATTGAAAAGAACCGCAAGCTTGCTTCTCCCCTCTTCCCCCCTGACTATTACAGTCTTATCAAGGATTCCAACTTCAAGTATGAAGGCAAGAAACCAGGAGAAATTAGACTTGTGAGCAATGATATCGCTGGAATGGCCGGTAAGGATAATGACGCCAGTGTTTATACTGTATTCAGACTGATTCCAAACTCCAATGGGTATGATCGTCATATTGTATACATGGAGAGCATCGTTGGCGGTCACACAGGGACTCAAGCAACAAGAATTCGACAAATATACGAAGATTATGATTGCGATTATATTGTATTGGATACTCAGAGTATCGGACTAGGTGTGTATGATGCATTATGCCAGCCTCTATATGATAAAGAACGTGCAAAAGAATATGAGCCATTTTCATGTATTAACGATGAAAGAATGGCTGAGCGTTGTACTTATCAAAATGCCGAAAAAGTGATTTATAGCATTAAAGGTAATGCACAATTGAACAGTGAAATCGCTGTATTACTCAAAGATGGATTCAAACGAGGGAAAATCAAAATTCCTATCAACGAAAATGAAGGAAAAGAATATCTGAAAAGATTTAAAGGCTATGAAGGGCTATCTCCTGAAGTTAAAGGAAAATTTCTTTCAAGCTATGCTCAGATTACCCTTCTGATAAATGAAATGATCAACTTGGAAGCTGAATATAGCGATAACGGACAAGTTAAGCTTAAAGAGCCAAAGAGTAAACGAAAAGACAGATATAGCTCAGTGGCTTATGGCAACTATATTGCTACTGTATTAGAAAGACAGTTAAACAAACAAACTGAATATGACGTTGAAGATGAACTAGTCTATTTTTAAAAGAAATGAGGTGAAACATGGTAACCTTAAATAAAGTTGACATTGAGTCTGAAGAGTATAAGCAAATGCTGAATGACTATTCAACTTATACTTCTACATTTGCTTCCGGCTTTATATCAAATATGTTTTCCAATGGCATTGTTACGGAAATTGAGGCCGAACAATTAAAGAATTATTTTTCTAACCCTGATAAATTTCAACAAGAAATTGAAGATCTTGCTGAGTATTTTTACATTTCAACTGCAGAGATTCACCAATTGTTCGAATTGATTGAAGCCCTCCCTACCCTCAACTATAAAATTGACTCCTTTAATAAAGTTAAGTCTTCAGATAAGCATATTTCCCTTTTGAATAAATCCTTACATAAGGTTAAACATAAAAGACTTACTAGGGATCTGTTAAAACAGGTAGCTACAGCTGGTACTCTTGTTGGTATATGGCTTGGGGATGCTAAGAGTCCCTATCCGTTTATCTTTGATGAGATTAAATATGTGTTCCCCTCTTTTAGGAGAAATGGGGACTGGGTATGTGTAGTTGACATGGAGATGTTCACTAAATATGAAGATGATCGCAGAAATGAATTATTAAAAAGCCTCTCCCCTTATATTAAACAGAGCGATTATGAAAACTTCATGAAAGATCGAGAGAAATATCGATATAAGGAACTGCCGCAAGAAAGAACTTTTCCATTACGCACAGGAACTCTAAAAAGAAATCAAGGATTAGGAACATCTTGGGTTACCCCAGGTCTATATGACGTTCTCCATAAAAAGAAACTTAAGGATGTTGAAAGATCCATAGCAAATAAAATTATTAACGCTGTTGCAGTTCTAACGATTGGAACAGATAAAGGCGATGGCGAATACACAAACATGAAGCTGCCTAAAGCAGTAAAACAAAAAATTCATGGTGGAGTTAAAGCAGCTTTAGAAAAGAACCAAAAAGATGGAGTAACTGTAGTATCAATCCCTGACTTTGCTGATATCAACTTTCCTGATGTTAAGGCAGATGGATTAGATGGAGCAAAATTTGACCATATCAATAGCGACATTCAATCTGCTTACGGCTTATCCGGCTCCCTTTTAAATGGTGATGGGGGTAACTACGCAACTTCGTCGTTAAACTTGGATACATTTTATAAGCGTATTGGAGTTTTAATGGAGGATATTGAGCAAGAGGTTTATCAAAAGTTATTCAACCTTGTTTTACCTGTTGCCCAAAAAGACAACTACTATATGAATTACGATAAGGACAAGCCACTCACTCTAAAAGAAAAAATGGATATCTTAATTAAATTAAACGATAAGGGCTGGTCTATTAAGCACGTAGTTGATAATTTGGCAGGAGTGTCTTGGGAAAGTTACCTTGAACAAACTCTGTATGAAACTGAAGAGCTGAAACTCCAAGAAAAAATTAGACCTTATCAAACTTCATATACCTTCACTGGGAATGAAGCAGGTCGCCCAAATGAAGGAAATAAAAACAACGACAACACAGTGAAGTCAGCTACATCCAACGGTAATGACAATCCTATTTAAAACTTCACTTTTGAAGGGAGGTGAAATTATTTGACAAAGAAGCAAAAGAAAAAACTATGCCAACTTCAATTGAATGAGATTAAAACATCAGATGACCCAACAAAGTTGTCATGTAGCTTTGTCATTTTTGATTTCGATGTCTCTCACAATAACGCAGTAATTTCTAAGGATGTTGCTCTTGAAGCTGCTTCAACAATTATTAATAAACCAATTGTTGCAAAATATTATGAGGTTGATGAATTAAATACTTCTACAGATGCATTGGGAACTCATGAAGCTTATCTAGACACAGACAAGCACGGAGAACTTGAAGTAAAAAGAGATACTGCCCCAATTGGTGTCTTTACATCCGAGGGATACATAACTGAAATTGAAACCCCAGATGGTAAAAAAGAAGTATTGGCAGCAGATGCAATCCTTTGGAACTCTCGATTTAAAGATGCATGTGAACTTTTACTCGAATGGTATGGTCGAGGCATCAACATTAATACAAGTTGTGAGATCCTTTATTCAAATTACACCATGCAAGATGGTATTGAACACCTGCAGTCTCCCATCTATTTCGAAGGCCATGCAATTTTAAATTCAGAGAAACGTGGAGAGCATGACATTGTCCTCCCCGCTTATGATTCTTCCAAACTTCTAAGCTTTAATGAACTTCAACGATTTGAAAGATTAGTGGCTCAAGCAGCTACAAGACAAAATAATGAGGAAGGTGAAAAAATGAACAAGTTTAGAAAAGTGTTTGAATTGTCTCATTCTGACGTTCGAACACTTCTTTATAACCAATTAGATCCAACCCTTGACAAGGAGTCAGCATCTTATATTGCAGATGTATATGATACATATTTCATCGTAAACGTGTATAGCTGGTCAGATGAAAATAGCTATGACAAATACTTTAAGTTCAATTACACAAGAACAGGCGATACTGTTTCAATTGATTTTGACAGTAAAACCGAGGTATTCATGACACGTAACTGGGAGGAAGTTGTTCCTGAACCTATTCAAACACAACTTAACCAAAAAGATGAACAGATTAAAGATTTAACGAAACAAGTAAATCAAATCAATAAGAATAAGGCAGATATTGAACAGCAATTCAACACTGCCAGTGAAAAGCTTGTGCAATTAAATTCTGAAGTGGAACAATTGAAGCCTTATAAAGAAAAACACGAGAAAACATTATTTGAGCAAAAACTAAATGAGAAAAATGAATTCTATAAAGCGAAATTTGAAGCTTTAAATGCTGAGGATAAATTCAGTACAGAAGAAGTACAAAACCTTATCCATGCTTCCATTAAACAAGGGGAAGAAGGAGAAAAAGCTGTATTACAACTTAACACAATGTTAGTTGATTTAGTTAGTGTTCCTGCTGAAACAAATGTAACCATTAGAGAATTTTCAAGTAAACGGGAAAATTTAATCCCTAACGATGACTCTTTTGAATCCCGCTTTTCACAATAAACTTTAAACTTGGAGGAATAAAATATGGCTACAAGATTACAAAAAGCCCTTACTGAAGTAGGTAATCATACTACTGGAAACTTGAATTCTTTAAAAATTAAAACAGTTGCTCACGGTGCAAAAGTAACTGGTTCAGACATTGACAACTTCATGCTTGTTGAACTTGGATTTGATGCTGAGGGAAACCGTACAGCTTCGAAGTTATCAGATAAAACAAAAAAAGCATATTTAATTGCATCTCCTGAAGCACGCTACCTTGGTGAATCAATGAGAGATTTTTATAACGGTGTAGGAGAACATGCTCGAATTGTTATCCTTGAGCCAGCTTATACCCGTTTTGATGTTTCTGCATTTTCATTTAATACAGGAGTGACTGAGGTTAAACAAGGTCAAGTAGCTCACTTTGATATCGCTACTCAAAAATATATTCTTAGTGATCCTGCTTCACCTCATGAGGATTATGCTGATTCTTCTGCTAAGTTCCTAGTTGTAAATAATGAAGATGACCTTGTTTACACAATGGGACAAAAGCTTGTTCGCCTTGAAGTAATCGAGGCCTAATACATAATAAATAAATTTCAATAAAAGGAGTATTTTAAATGAAATTAGATACTGTGAAAATCAAAGGCTTGTTTAGCCGTGTATTAAATAACAAAATGGACGGTACAGACCAAGCTGATATCCAAACTTACATTAAGAAAGTGTTTGGTGATGGCGGTACTACACCTGACCCTTCCATGCTCCATCAATTTAATAACCTTGTCGTTGAACAAGCTGATGAAATTGCGAAACCAAAAGTAACTCAGCTTCTCTCCCTTTTGGCCAATGTCCAACAAGAAAAAAGAGGCAATATTAAAGAAATTAAAATTCCAAAAAAGAATAAGGCAAAAGTCATTTGGTCTGCTACTGGTTCTGGCGTTGATTTAGTTCGTGTTGAAGGGCAAGAGTCAGTTCCTGCTGTTCCGAAAACTATGTCAACAGGTTTCTATTATGAACCCCTAGATCTCGTAACAGATTCAATTGTATATTTTAATAAATTGGTGAATGATATTGCAGATGCTAAAGTACGTTTGTACCTCGATAAAATTCATCAATTAACAGCAAGCGCAATTACAGCTGGTAAAATCCCTGCAAAAAATGTTCAAACAGGCTCAAACCTTACTCTTCAACAATACAACAAAGTAGCTTCCGTGCTTCAACGTTATGGTGGAAAACCAATCTTCGTCGCTGACACTCTTCTCATTGACTACTTCGCATTCCAACAAGGAACAGACTCTACGTATAAGAACTTCTTAACAGAAGAAGTAAAAGGCGAGCTCCTTACTGCTCTAAATCCAACAACTATCGGCAGAACAACTGCTGTTAACCTCACTAACCCATTTACAGATGATACAAATAGTAAAGTCGAACTTCCTGTCAACAAAGGTTATATGTTTGCCGGCGGCGTTTCTCAAAAACCATTTTCTGTTGTTGAGTATGGCGGACTGCGTCAATTGACAGAACAAGATATCGAAGATGAAAGAATCAAAATGAAAATTGTTCAAGATGCTTCTGTTAACCTTCTTTTTGGAGAAGCAATCGGAATTATTGAAGAACAAGCTGCAGTATCTATCTAAATCAAAATATGAGGATTTTTTAGGAGGATATAAATTTGACTGAAAAAATTAAGTTAGCACGATACAGAAGTACATCTTATTTTGTTGGGTATACCGGCGATGGCGGACATAAACAATACACTTGGGCTGGAAGTAAAAATGGGAAGGCTGATATTAAAGAAGTTCCAAAAGAAGTTGTTGAATGGCTCACAATGAATAGCGTTTGTTTCGATAAAGGTGAATTAGTTATTGTTGAAGATAATGATACCACCAAAGAAATTAAAGATTCTATTGTTGAGTCGGAGGCTTATGAAAATAACATCCATACCAAAGAAGAAATTGAAAAGATGATTAAATCAGGAAATATTGCTCAACTAAAAAATAAGCTCGATAAAATCACAGTGGATTCTGAGAAACAATTTATTATTGACGTTGCTTCAGAATTTAGCGATGACATTGCTGCAGGCAAATTAAAAGTTTTGGCTGATTGGATGGGAGTCGCTGATCCTTCCCTTCTCTTTGACTAAGAGGAGGGATTTTTATGACATCTTATGATCAAATATGGGAAACCTTTTTAAACAACTGCGAGACGTCCGATTTTGATGTTCCTCAAGAAGAAGAGGACATTTATAAATCAATTCGAAATGCAATCCTTCATTTCAATAACCGGCTTAGAGACAATTTAAAAGCTGATAATTCAACTGAAACTGTTAATCGGGAATTATCTGAGGATGATCTTCTTATTCTTGCACACTTCTTGAGATACATCTTTTTGTTAAATAAAAAGACCTTGTTTGAGAATATGTGGCAGCCCTTCACTAATGACGTGGGGATCAAGAACTTTGGTACGCAACTCAATTCCCTTAAACAAAGTGTAATAGATCAGAAAAACGAAATTGAGCGCTTGATATTGAACGCTGCGGTGGATTATCTATGAGTACAATTAAAGTTAAATCGGCACATAAAGATGGACAAATAAAGCTTGAGGACTTAGATGTTGTTTGCAATAAACTGTGTAAGAGAAACAATTCAGTCCTCTTCAAATTGGAGAAATACCTTAATAAAAAACTGCTAAGTGATCCTGAACTCACAGAAATCAGGGACATTATTTTAACAGTAAGTGGTGAATTAAGCAGACTTAGGGATAACTTAGTAACAGACGGTGATTCGAATGAAGGACTACAGTAATTACCACAAGGTTAACATTAATAATAAACTTCTTCATGATGGTAAGCTTATTTTCCAACAAGGCCTTAAGGGGTTTGAATCTGAAAAAGTCACAATTGATGGAATCGAAAAAACAGTAATGATCACCTCTAAGTACTCTAGTGGCGATGGTTCTACAAGATATATATTAGGTGAAATTGCTGACATTTATCGTGGCGGAGTTGTTAAGTTTAATGATGAAACATGGCTCATCACCTCCCACCCTCTCAGTAATAAGATTTACAAAAAGGCTGAGATAAAAATATGTGGAACATCATTTTTTCTTACTTCAGAAGACAAGCTAATCGATACTGGCAAAATTAACGAAATCACAGGTAAGCCAATTTATGAAAAAGTACCTGGTGAAAAAACTGAAGTCCCCTGCATATTCGAAAGGACAACTTCAATAAAAGGCACTGAATTGGCGGTAAATCTTCCAGATGGTCAAGCAAACATTACAATTCCTTATCTTGTTCATGAAAAATTGAAAATCGGACTTACCCTCACCTTCTTTGGCGAAGATTATCAAGTCGATGATATAGACTATTCTAAAGTTTATGGAGACCACGGAACAATAAAATTGGTTGCCAAAAAGAAAGTTGGTGAAAAGACATGAGCATGACTGTTGAACAGATGACAAAAGTCTTCAGATTAGTTATGGATGATGTTGAACTGAATCGGCTCTTGTATTACAAAACTGATCCTCTCTCCCCTTCTCATCCAGATGTTCAATCACTCAAAAATTATTATGACTCCACAAATGACTCTCCCGCTATAATCAATACCATATTCAAGCGAGCACCTAAAACAGATGATCTATCGGATTCACCATTATGTAGGATTTGTGTTTATTTAGGGAACGCATTACCAAAACCATCCGACCAAAGTGCGATGCTTCTTGATCAAGACTTGATGATTGATGTTTTCACCCATATTAACACCTTTGAAGAAACCGAATTTAGAAATCTTAAGATTAATGACAGAATTAATAAGCTCTTGTTCAATCAGAATTTTGCTGGTATTGGTAAGACAAACTCTTATAAAAGACTACTAATCACTAATCCTCCTGATGGTTACCTCGGATATAAATTAATTTATACCTTTGGGGCAATGAAATGATTGATAGTGAATTCTTTATAACCGGTGAACCAATCCCTACTGAATTTGGCGATTGTCGGTTTATAAAAGTTAAGGAATATGCTTTTTTAACTCCGTACCTCAGCTGGTTTAAGATGTCTAAGAAAGAGATTATTTATACTTACAGCAAAAAGGAAAATAATCAATTTGGCCAATTAGACGGTCTTATTGCCGAACTTAAAAAACTGTCATTATTTGAAATTACAAGTATCCTTCCGAATTTTAAAGAAGCGTATGAAGTAATATTTAGTACAGTTTTTAATGGCGTTGAAATTTTAGAGAAACTTACACCGGAAAACTTTGAAGCCCTAAGAGAATTGGTCTTGAGAATGTCTTGTCTAAAAGAGGAAAAAATCAGCTCTAACCCAGAGATACAGCGAGCTAACGAGCGCAGCAAAAGGGTGAAAAGTCAGGATTCAGATATGGTTGATATGGCTGACATCATGAGCAGTGTTGCTGCTCACACTGGATATTTGTACAAAGATATAAATGAAATGACTCTGTTTCAGTTATACATGACTTACTACAGAATAGGTCAATTCAAACAGTACGATACCTCCACCCTGTTTGCGACCGTTTCACCTGATGCTGCCAAACACATGGAAAGCTGGGGAAAACATATCGACTTATATGAAGAAGAAAAACACTACATAAGTAGAGAAAGTTTCATGAAACAAACTAAAGGTTTTGGTAAAGGCAGCGCATAGCTGTCTTTTTTATTATTTAAGGAGGCAACAATTAGATGAAAACAGTTATTCAAGATACAGCTGACGTTTATTTCAAACGAAAATCTGACGGTAAGCTTGTATTCACAGCCGAGGCACAAACAGCATCATTCTCCCAAGCAATCTCCGAAGAAAAACTCAGAGGTGGAATCGGAAATAAACCACTTTACATTCTTAAATCTGAGAAGGAAATTAACCTAACTGTCAAAAATGCTTTCTTTGATTTAGAATGGCTTGCAATGACACAGGGTGAAACTATTCAAGAGGAAACAAAAGTAAAGGTTTTCGATAGAGAACATGGACTGATTGTAGATGATACAAACAAAGTTACTCTAAAAGGAAAACCTGTAAGCGATGTAACTTTCTATAACAAAAAAGGTTTAACATATAAGATTGCTATTTCAACTGATGGTACATATACAATTCCAACAGCATTTGCAGCTGCTAAAGACAAACTAACAGCAGTGTATCAAATTGAAAAAGTCGGTAGACGTTTAGCCATTAAAGCCAGCAAGTTCTCAGAACGATATGAAGTTGAATATCGCACTATTGCTTATAATCCTGATACAGAAGAAGTTTACAGTGACATCTATATCCAGTTCCCTAACGTTTCTCCTTCAGGGGAATTTGAAATGTCATTAGAAAATGGAAATGCTCTAGCACCTGAAATTAAGTTTGAAGCATTAGCAGATACAGATACAGACGAAATGGCTGTAGTAATCGAAGCAAGTAGAGATGACAATACTGCAGCTCCGGTTGAGGATACAACAGGTTCAACTCAAAGCTCAGATCTTGGTGGAACAACTGAATAATTAAGGAGGCGTTTATTATTGCTTTTTTAAACCAGGACGGTGATAAATACACCTCTGCAAAAGATGATGGGACAGGTAATCCCATAACTGCTGTATCAATTGAACGTTCCACTGTCCCTTTGGAGGTTGGTCTTAATAATGACCAGCCTCTTAATGTTAATGTGGCCAACACATCACTTGATGTAAATATAACTAATACGGCTTCTGTTCCTGTTTTGGTTAAAAACACTGCAGCAATTAAAACCCAAGTTCAAAAATCCTATTCTGAATTTGTTGTTACTGATGCTGATACCGTAGCTACAGGTGCAACTAAGTCTTATACAGTTGATCTAATCGATTCACTTGGTGTTTTCAGAACTTACGGTGTTGCTATGTACACAACTCAAACAGACAGCTCAAACAGCAAAGTTTTAGCAAGTATTTATTCCGTACCGAAAAACATTCCATTTTATTCTGCAACTACATCAGGTAACGATAATTCTGTTCTATTCAACAGCATTGCCTTTGTTCAGAACTATCCTTTGCAAAAACAATTAACTTTCACTGCTCCAAAAATACATCTGACAGTTAAAGCAGCCGGTACAGTTGATATAACTGGGTTGAAAATCGTTGTTTGGGGGATGGAATAATGACATTTGATGAAGTATGTGGTCTGTTTACACAATTTGATGGTTTGGAACAAAAATTTCTATTGCTATCAGATGGATCCTATATCAGTGTTGATGATTTCAAGCAACGCTTTGAAGGCGACTTCAATGAGTACGAACCTTTAAGTTCGCTTCAGTCATCCCCTTCTTCTACCCCAGCTTGGGAAGGTATATGGAATAAGTTACAAGAGGATGGGCTTTTTGAATAAGTCCTCCCCTCTTGTTTTTCTAGATAAAAGACAGTTTTTATTCAAATTAAGGAGGTGGAGTTGTTGACAGAAACGACTGAAAGTGTCGTCATCACGATTCCAGACAAAACTTCATTTACATTTCATGAAGCAACAACTGCCCCATCAGAAGGTGAAGAATTTGTAGTGGATCATTTTCGGGAACTTACTGTTAAGATCTCTGGTTCCTCAACTTCACGGGAAGTTAAGTTTTATGCAATCGACGAAAATGGTGAAAAATCAGTCTTAAGTGGTACTAACAAAAAAGACTTTCAACTTGCATCAAGCACGTTGAATACAAATGAATATTGGGATTTTGATGTCGCTGGAGTGTTTAAAGTTATGTTTGAAGTATCCTCAGTTAATGGTGATGTATCTGTTAAAGGGATTGCGGTGAGCTAATGAGTAGCAGTAAATTTGTTGGTCAATTAAAGCAAAACAATGAACAAATAAACAACCTAAAAGCTTTACTCTCGCAAAACGAGAAGCGCATGACTGATCATGAACAAGAATTGACCGATAAGGTTAATGATTTTATGGAGTATCAAAATTATGAGCTAATAAAACACATGAAAGATATAGGCAATCCACACCAAGTTACAAAACAACAGGTTGGACTTAGCAATCTAACAAATGACAAACAAGCAACAAAAATAGAGTTTGATACACATGTTAAAGACACTAAAATTCATGTTACTGACTCTGAGCGTACCAAGTGGAATGCTGCTCAGTTATCAAAATTAACACAAGACAATGGTTTGACGAAATACTTATCTGAGGTAGACTTCAATTCTGTCATTGAGTCGGGATTCTATTATATAACTTCGGTGTCAACTTCACTGAACGCCCCTGTGAATTCCAATGGATATTTATTGGTATATAACTACGGAACATATCCATATCAAGAGTTCACAGCATATAGTGGCGCAACAACAACAATTCCGGAGACTAGAAGAAAATTTATGCGCAACAAGGTTAGCGGAGCAGAAAACTGGACACCTTGGATGGAGATAGAATATTCAGCAGGGGCCCAAGCGAAAGTTAATGCTCATGCAAATAAAACAGATATTCATGTAACGAAAGAAGATAAGGACAAGTGGAATGGTGCTCAGCTTTCCAAACTAACACAAGACAACGGCAAAGTATTTTATAAAAACAACAGCGAAACTACAGATTATAACGAAATCACTGATACTGGTATGTATTTAATATACAATACTGGGTTAAATGGGCCTGGGTTGACTCAATGCTTTCTCCTAGTTATGAGTTATGGAAATACGCTCGTTCAAACTGCATATGACGCTACTAATGGTCTAAAATCTCTCTATCGCATCCGTAAGTACGATTCAGTAACATGGTCTAAATGGATTGAATTCGTTCCTACCCAGGCTACATGGCAAAGCGTCACTCTGAAAAATGGAGCAGCTACTGGTGACAGACCGTTCCAGTACGCGAGATGGGGCAGCCTGCTTTTATTGCGAGGGCATATTAAAGCAACACGAGAGGTCGTTTGTGGAACAATTCCATCTGACGGATTACCGGCAAATGGGGCGGCCAAGATGGTTCCTGTTTCAGGTACTACTGGCTATAGTAAATTATTTATTAACGCTAGTGGAGATATGAAGCTGACAGGTATTCACTCAAATGATGACAGCAATGTGACGGGTTACTATATGGACGCTGTAATACCGTTAGAATAACATTTAAACATTGCTTTTAACAAAAGTGACACCTCACAAAGATTGATGGGTGTCTTTTCTATATGGAGGATATAAAAGGAGGAAATTAAATGGCATCAAAAAAGTTGAATTTAGGTTTAATCGAGGAAAGGGTCAATAAGTATGATAAGAAAGAAAAAATCCAATTAACTGATGACGTACATGTATTCATCTATCCATACTTCTCCCCTTCTCGGTTAACAAAAATGTTATCAGGATTGATTTCTGACCAACAAGAAGCAAAAGAAGCAGGTATCAAATCCTTCAAGGATATAAATCAAGTCCATTGGGCATTCTTTTCACTAATCAAAGAATTTACAGACCTGGGTATTCCAAACGACATTAAAAATAAAGTCAAATGGTATCTTAAACTTGTAGACTCAGAGTTCTTCCCATTGATTATCAATAGCTTCCCTAAAGAGAGCTTAGAAAAACTGGGTAAAGCTACTGTTATGCTGCAACAAAATATAGATGAGCTATCAAAAAAATCTCAGGAAGAAGCAAATAATCTTATCCTTCTGAAGGTCGAAGAAATTGAGAAAAGCACTGACGTACAATAATGGCGAAAAACATAAAAGAAATCAAAGCTATAGTTGAACAAGCTGCAATTCAATCTATACATAAGTCTTCCAGTAATGTAAAACAAATTATGGTGAAAACAGGACAGGAACATGTAGATGAAGATGTTTACGGTGCATATAATCCCCTTCTTTATGAACGCACAGGACAAATTAGAGGTTCTTTTATAATCACCAATGAAAGTGACGGGGTGACATTGGACAATATTATAGAGGATGACGGGAAAGACGTTGCTACAGTCATTGAAACCGGTCAGGGTTATACATACCCTGATTCATATGGATATGGCTATGGTAAACCTCGTCCTTTTATGAAGAATACCGCTGAGACCCTAAAAGATGGACGATTAACTGCAGCACTTAAAAAAGATTTAAAAGCAGATGGAATTAAAACAGACTAATGGCGGTGAATTAATGGCCAAAATAAAGAAAAACATGTTACGGGATAGAGCTAAAAAACTCCCTGAAATCACAGACGAAATGTGGCAACACGTAAACGATGAATTAAGAACAATTGTTGATGAGTTCATTACTGTTCAAAACTTTAGCCCAGCAACAAAAAAACAATATCAATCTGGACTTAGACAGTTTGGATATTACGTGTATCAATCAATGAATAACAAACCTTTATATAAGCTTACCAAAAGAGACATTCTTCGTTATTTAAGCTACCTTCGTGATAACCGCAAACTCTCCTCATCTGCACAAAGCTTTAAAAAAGCTTGTGTTTCATCCATGTTTAACTACATCGAGAATGTTATTGCTGATGACGAGGATTTCAAAGAGTACCGTAGTTTTAGAAATTTAACTCGAGGGCTCCCTCCTATCCCTAAGAACAAAGTATATGACAAAGTGAAAATTACTTTTGATGAGTACAAAGATATGATGGATGTACTTGAAAAGGACGAGAATTATTTAGGTATGGCCTGGCTTGCAACTGCCTTTAATGTTGGAGCTAGAAGAAGTGAAATTATACAATTCAAAACAGAAATACTTGATTACCCAATACCTGATGGTAAGACGTTTGTATACAGTCATAATGTGCGACTAAAGGGACAAGGTGATGATGGAAAGGTAGAGCCTTATATGATTAATCTTGAGGCATTAAAATACATGCGTTTATGGGTTGAGAAAAGAGGCTATGAATCGGAATACATATTTTCAACTAAATACGGTGGCGAAGTTAAACAAGCTTCAAAGTCATGGGCTGATTATTTTTGTTCAAATGTTTTAAGCGATATTCTCCAGCGAAGAGTTAATCCTCATATATTTAAAGCCTCTTGTGTAACATATCTTCTTGAAAGTGGAGTGGATTTAAAGCTCGTTTCAAAATATGTTGCACACCACGAAGATGTATCAACTACCATTGCCCACTATGATCTCAGGGAATTTGAAGAAGAGAAGAATAAAATATTCTCTTAATCCCTCCTCTCCTTCTTCCAAATAAAATCCCTCTTTTATGCAGAATCAAGATTCCTCATCTGAGGGATTTTGCTTCAGTATAAAAGATCGTTAAAATTTCCTCATTTTAGTCGATAATCACTTTGAGGTGATCTAATGATAATGTGGCCATTTAAGAAGAAAATCGAAATAAAGTATAAAGATGTTAAAGAATGGACCAAAGAAGACGCTAAGCACTTTTTCTTAACTTCATCTGAAGAGCAATTTCACCAGTTTATAGAATCTAATTTTTCAATAAAGTCCGAAGGGAATTCTATTGATATGTTAGATCTTTTAAGAAGTTTAGACAATGATGGCTTATTTTATGGCATTGCTAAAGCAACAAAAGTCGAATCTCAATTTGATCACTCAAAATACTTAGCAGCAATTGTTGCTTTAATTGCACTTTCAGCAAAGTTTTATTTAAAGGTTAACTTCTGGTGGGCTTTCACTGTAACAACACTAATAATATTAGTATTGTTGAAAATGATAGCTAGGGAAACACGTAGACGAATTAGCGCCGTTTATTTAAAGAGTCTGCTTGAACAGGTTAAAGATGAGAAAGTTAAAGGAAAGGCATCTTAGCTGATGTCTTTTTTTATTTATAGTGAATCCTTCACCCTTCTTCTGTAAAATTGATATAAAGGAGTGTCAGTATGGAAAACTTTGTAGCAATTTTAATTTTTACTTTACCAGGATTATTGAGTTACTTTTGGATACAGTTATTTGGATTACACCCAGCAAGTAAACATATAAACTTTGAAATAGCAGCAATAAGTGCAATTCTATGGTTTCCTGTTGGAATGGTTGTACTTGGGATTTATAAGTTAGCACAGATGATTGTAAATGCAAATTCGGTAAATAATCCTTGGTTATCAGTTCATACGCTTAGTGACGTTCTCGAATTATCGAATAATCTTGGTTTCCTCGTTTACTTTGTGTTGTGCAGTGTTATCTTCAGTTTTCTTTTCTCTTGGTTTGTGTCAAGATTCGCATACAGATGGATGATTAGATTGGTGAATGTTGTGAGACGAGGAAGTGGGACTGCTGAAATTTCAGGAACATCAACCGTTTGGAATGAGACGTTTCTTAAAAATGACGCTCAGCTTATTTCATTTAGAAAAATCGATAATCCTGATGAAATAATTTATGGAGAAATACAAAAAGTGTCCAGACCTGTTGAATTAGAAAGAAATCTTTTACTCTCTAATACAGAATACTGGACAGAACTTTTAAAAGATAATAAAGATGTTGGGGTATCATATGTATTCCTTGATACAAAGACAGGGTTTATCATATCTATTTATAATACAGAAGATGCCCTGAAAGCCCATGGACAATACCTAGAAACACTTAAAGATAGCGAAAACAGTGAAACTTAATTCTTCTTTATTTTTGGCGGATTTAATATTAGTGATGGTTTATCGGCTGAATTTTGTTCGTGTCTTGGTGTGTTCATTGCATTCTCAGTTGGTCTACTACCCGGTCTAATTTCCGTTGGTCTGCTATCTGGTCTTTTTTCCATAACAATCTCTCCTCGTTTAGTAATCAATCTAATAGTACCATAAATTAGGGAGTTCCCCCCTCCCTCCTCCTTTAAAATTTTCCATTTGTATCCGATAATTCACATTGAGGTGATTATGCAATGGAAAGTAATACAGTAACACACCAACTTCTTTCACTTGGTACTAAACAATTTCTTTAATATATCAAAAATGATTTAGGATATTTGAATACGACTGAGGAAAGCAGAAGAAAAACCCTAAATTCATTAAGAGAAATTGACGCTGACTCTTTGATTTTTATTGAAGCAAGACTTGAGAATCTTCAAAAACAATTTGACCACACTAAACATTTACCTTGGATTTTAACAGTTTGGAATATTGCAATGGGGCTTTACCAGACATTATTTAAGTCTTTTCCCCTTATTAATATTTTGCTCGTAGGTGGTGCAACTCTTGCATTTTGGTGGGCATACTATAAAGACAGAAAAAAGTTATTGGCAGTAAATTACCTGAGTGATTTGCTTGGAATGATAAAGAAAGAAAAAGAGGGTAATACCAAATGATCTTTATCAATTCTTTTTATTAGCTTTTATATGGGAAATTCCCTAAGACATCAATCCGTAATAAAGAGAAACACAGAACTATTACATAAAATAAGAAAGAGGAACGCTTAATGCATTCCTCTTTCTTTGTTTAAAGAATTCTGTTGCTAATTCGCTACGGGCCTTTTACTTTTGAATAATCGTATGATAAAGGTGAACGCCGATGAACAAATCAAGCTGACCAACAACAAATTAAAAATCGAAATAGCTTGTAATCCATCAGTGTTTAATTGAAACCCGAAAAACAAAGCGAAAAACAGAAAAGAAAATGTGAAGGATTTAGAAAGAAAAAACTGCTTCATAAAATATCACCTCCTTTGTTTATTTTACGCTTGTTTTCTTATAAACTGTTCCTTTTTTATTGCCTGTTAAATAAACTTTGATATATTGATCTTGGACTACCAAGCCATAACCATTAATTTCGAGACCAAAGTGGAAATTTCCTCTTCCGTAAACCTCAGCGTAATTAGATCCTTTTTTATATGTGCTCTTTTGCCAGTTGGAAACTTGCCAGATGGACAAGAAGCCTTTTGTATACCAGGCATCATTCAACTTCGGTTTAACATCAGAACCATTGTATTGAAAATATCCCTTTGCCTTGACAGTGAAAAGCTTCATATTTAAAAAGTTTTTGGCCGTATAGCTATGTGTGTATGTTTTTGTGTTTTTATATTTTGCCGCTGCGATTTCTACATCAGATGAGGTTTGTGGTGTGTCTTCTTCGGTGGTTGACTCAATGAAATAAACTGGAGTATTTGTGAAAGTAACGGAGATGTTTTCGCTAAGTTTGTGCGTGGTGAATTGACCTATATCAATGTTTGATTGGATGTACTTTTCAATATCAAGTTCCTTTTTTGTATTGTCAACGTTCGGTAATATTGTTTTGCTATTCGACTCAACATAATATTTGGTTAGTGCTTTATCGTTGAATACATTTTTAGAATTGAACTGATCAACAGCATTTTCTAATTGTTCTTCATCTTGAGGATTAGAGATTTTTAGTGTAGCCAAAAGCAAATCTTGATATTCTTGAATTGAATTGATTTCATTCTTTTCGCTTGCGCTTGCTGCTTTACTTCCAGTGACAAATGTGAAAGATGACAAAATTAACACGAAACCCAAAATAGAAAAAAGTGATTTTTTAAACTTTCCCATAGTAACAGCTCCTTTTTTGATTGATAATAGAGCCTTCTATGTTGATTGAACCTGATGTAGGCATTTTTATAATATGTCCCTCCTTTCAATTAGAACCATAACATATAACCTATGTCCAAATCCATACATTTGAGTAATTTTAAGGTAATAGCATTTACTCATAAGCAAATAACAACCAAAAGCGCAATAGGGTATGTATCCTAATTACGCTATGCATGAAGAGAAAATGTTAATAGGGAATAGTAACTTAAATCATTCAACTATAAATAGTAGATGAAATGATCACTCTATCCCTCTCACTCCCGTTCTATACTTTTGGAAACCGTGATATAATGTAGGTAAATGATACCGGTGGTGGTTGTATGATATGGGCAATTATTGTTTTGTTAATAATAGCTATTTTCTTTATATTAGGGGATTTTGGAGCAGATAAACAAAAGGAAATCGAAAAACAAAATTTAGAGAAAATAATTTCCGCAGGAAATTACCCAAAGGACTGCAAGTCATATCTAACCCCAGATAAAAATAAAAAACTGACTTTGGTTGAATCCGAAAATAAGTTTGTTATTCATCATTTCAATGAAATTTTGGCTATTGAAGAAAAATCTATCCCATTTAGCAAGATAATCGAAGCTGAGATAGCCATTGACGATCAATCCATAACAAGAGTTTCTAGAGGTAGTCAAATGGCAGGAGCCGTTATCGGAGGACTTGCTGCAGGAGGTATTGGGGCTCTTGTTGGAGGGTTATCTTCAGACAGAACTGAGTCCAAATATTTTAGAAAGATTGATCTTAAGTTAAAACTTGATGATTTTTCTAACCCCATAACTAAAATAGAGTTCTTACCAAGTAAAACTGATACTGGCTTAGAAAACACTAAAGGATTTAAACAAGATGATCAAAAAGTTAAGGAAGCTTTATCTAATGTTGAAATTTGGCAAGGGATTATGGAAATAGCAATACGCAAAGGTAGTAAAGTCGCTCAATAGCTGAGTGGCTTTTTTATTTTCCCCCTCCTCTACTGAAAGGAAGTGATTCTTACTTGAGTCAAAACCTCAAAATCATATTAACCCCACAAGCTGATACCTCATCAAAAACTGTCGAACAGTTAAATCAGCAAATCAAATCTTTAGAAAAGAAGCTTAACTCCCTCAAACTCAACACAAATATTGATTCTACAACCTTAAAAGCTCTGCAAGAATTCTCTTCTGCTGTAGATGCGTATCAAAAAAATCTAAAATCCTATAATCAAACAGTAAAAGAAACGTCCACTGTAATTAAGAATGCTGACGGATCAGTTGAAAAACTCACCCAGCAATACAAGAAAAACGGTGAGATTCTTCAACGTGAAACGAAAATAATTAATAATCGCAATGCTGCTCTAAGGCAAGAAACTCAAGAAGTTAACAAGCTCGTTCAAGCTACTGAAAAATTAGGTCAAGTACAAAAAAAGACCGAACAAAAGAACCTACAGGGCCAAACCACGAATGTTGTACAGAAAAACCGTAATGGTTTTGAAGACATTGTTTATACGACTGACCCTAAAACTAATGCAACTTCTTCAAGAATTACAACTAACTACGATCAACAACGGAAAGCAATTGAACAACTAAATCAAAGCCTTGAAAAGTTGAGAGCAAAAGGATTAATGTCCTCCCAAGTGCTTACTCGTCTCTCGACTTCAATTAAAGGTGCACAAACAGCAGCTCAAATTGATCAAATTGCTAACCGTATTAAGCGTCTTGATGATTCATCTACTGCTAAAGCAAAAACAAAAGAACTTGAACACCAAGTTCAATTATATCAGCGTCAAGCGCAAATAAATGTCCAAAACCTCAATGCTCGCTACGGCAGCTCTCTTAGTACAGCTAACTCCACTGCTCTACAGAATTATCTCAACTCAGTTAACCAACTTACTGCAAGAACCCCTAATTTAAGAACACAAATGCAGAATCTGAATATGCAATTCAGAGAGGTATCTGCAAATGCATCGTCTGCTTCTTCTAATGTGTCAGGGTTTGGAGAACAATTAGCGCAATCATTCAGTCGAATGCCCGCATATTTTTTAAGTGGGACAATGTTCTATTCTGGTGTTCAAGCATTAAAGTCAATGGTGGAACAAGTTATTCAAATCGATACATTAATGACAGACATTAGACGTGTAATGGATTTACCTGATTACAAGTTTAATGAACTTCTTCAATCCTCAATTGATCTCGGTGATCAACTATCAAATAAAATTTCAGATATTCTTGAAATCACTGGCGCATTTGGGCGAATGGGTTATAGTGAATCTGAACTTGGCGATGTAACTAAAACCGCTCAGATCTTACAGAACATCTCGGATTTAAATCCTACCGATACTGTTAATACTTTAACAGCTGCAATGCTTAACTTTAATGTAGCTGCCGGCGATTCAATCTCAATTGCTGATAAACTTAATGAAGTTGATAACAACTATGCTGTTAGCACATTAGACCTTGCAAACAGTATTAGAAAAGCTGGCTCCACTGCTTCAACTTTTGGTGTTGAATTAAACGACTTAATTGGGTATACAACAGCAATTGCTAGTACTACTCGTGAATCTGGGAATATTGTTGGTAACTCATTAAAGACGATTTTTGCTCGTATTGGTAATAACCAGAGTTCAATCAAAGCATTAGAACAGATCGGTATCTCAGTTAAAACAGCTGGTGGTGAAGCTAAGTCTTCAAGTGAATTAATTGAGGAACTTGCTGGGAAATGGGATACATTGAGCGATGCCCAGAAACAAAACACATCCATAGGCGTTGCAGGCATTTACCAATTGTCACGTTTTAACGCGATGATGAATAATTTCTCCATTGCCCAAAGTGCAGCAAATACAGCCGCTAATTCGGTCGGTAGCTCATGGAAAGAACAGCAAAAATATGCCGATAGTTTGCAAGCAAGAATTAATCGTTTATCTAATGCTTTTACAGAGATGTCAGTTGCATCTGGTGAAGCACTGATATCTGATAGTATCGTAGTATTCGCTGAAGCATTGAAAAGTCTGATGCAATTAAGTGCCCAAGTAACCAAGTCCGTTGGATTACTGCCGCAAGTATTTGGAGCAGCGACAGCTGCAGTTATATTATTTAACTCTTCACTTCGTGCAAGTGCTTTAACTTCAGGCACTGCAATGGGTGCGGCTCTAAAAAATCTTATCCTGAATTTTAATACTTTTACGGTTGGAGTGACAGCAGCTTCAGCCAAAACAGCAATTTGGAGTAAAATCACGACTGCTTTTTCAACTTCAATTACGAACTTAAAAAAGGCAGCAATGACTACAGGGGCTTTCTTAGCTGGTAGCTTCCTTCCTATGGCAGCAATGATGGCTTTTGGTGTTGTTATTGAAAAGCTAATATCCTCATATTCTAAATTAAAACAAGCACGAGAAGATTTTGAACAAGCCAAAATAACAAGTATTGAGGCAATTACAACTAATAAAGACACAACTGATCAATTAATTGTTCAATATAAAGAGCTTCAAAAAGCAAAAGAATCAGGTACTTTAAGTTCTGAAAAAGAACAGGAATATCTTCAGGTCACGCAACAATTAGCTCAAACATTTCCTAATTTAGTTGCTGGTTACGACTCACAAGGGCAAGCAATAATTAAAAATAATGACGCTCTACAAGATGCCATCAAATATACACAAGAACTAGCCGACCTTAATAAGAAAGATATTCAAACAGGCGCTAAAGACACTTTTTCAGATAGTTTGAAAGAAATTAAGAATCTTCAGGATGAAATTGATCAATATAAAAAGATGGCTGACACATACTCAAAAGGAAAGGGTTTCTGGTCATTCTTTGAAAATCCTTTTGCGGATGACAGTTCAATTAAAAATCAAGGTGTTAAAGCTGAACAAGAAGCACTTCGTGTTGAACAATCTCTATCTAGCTCACAGTCAAAAATTCGTGAGCAAGTTTCCAAAACAGTAGAAGCATTTAACTCCATAAAAATTAATCCTCAACTCACTAAGGAAGTTAATGATGCATTTAATAAGATTGATTTCAGCAAAATGGATGCATCGCAGTTAGAGTCCTTTTCTATCAATGTTTCTCAATATATGGATAAGATACAAAAGGCTCTACAATCAGGGAATCAGACGGACTTTTCAAAAGCCTCGCAAGGTCTTGAAAACCTCATAAGTCAATATGTAAATGGTTCTGATAAGGCAAATGGCCTTGTACTTTCTTACGGGGATCTTAAGGATGCTATTGACTCAACGAACAATTCAGCGGAATCAGCTAAAGTAACATGGGATGAAAATGGAGAAGGCGTAGATGCTTTAGGTGAAGCTGTTGGCACTCTATCTGACAAACTTAAAGATGCCAAAGGTGACTTCGAAGCAATTAGCTCAATTATTAGTGACCTTGTAGATTCCAAACAAAATGATTTAGCCATTTCCGCAATGCAAAATGATGCTTATGATGCTATGGCGGATAACATCTCCCCTTTAAATGAATTGCTTGAGAAAATGGCAGAAGGTAAGAGTTTATCAGCAACAGAAGCTATGAAACTCATACAGAAGGAAAACGATCTTGCAGACGCTATTTCAATTGAAAATGGCGTTGTGAAAATAAACAGAGATGCAGTTGTTAAGCTCCGTGACACAAAGCTAAAAGCGTACAATGACATGCAACAGTCTGTTAAGCAAGATCTAATAAATCAAGCTAATGCTTTAAACAAGAAGATTAATATGTATAAATCTGAAGTTAAAGCGATCAAGACAGTTCAAGATGCTTATAATATGAAGTCAGATCTTGAAAAACAAAAGCAAAAAATACTTGATGAGATGAAAAAAGGTAATGGTGGAGCAATTCAATACCTTCCTAAAACTCAAGATGATTTAAATCAAGTTACTGATATTACAGATCAACTTAAAGAACTTGATAAATTAGCTGATTTAGCCTCTTCTTCCCTATCAGAGACTGGTACATCAATGGAAGACATGTCTTCATCTGCAGAAAAAGCTTCTGAAGAAATAAAAACTTCAATGTATGTTGCTGATAAATACAAGGAAGCATTAGAAAAAGTTAATGCTGAAATTGATAAATACAACAAACAGGTCAATGATTATCCGAAGTATTCTCAAAAGTATAGAGACGCTATTAAAAAAGAGATAAAAGCTCTACAACAAAAGAAAAAGCTTATGCAGGAACAAGCCAAATTGCTTAAAGATCAAATTAAATCCGGTAATGTTACTCAATATGGTATTGTAACCTCTACAGCTTCTTCTGGTGGAACTTCTTCTTCAACTGGTGGCTCATATTCAGGCAAATATTCAAGTTACATAAATTCTGCAGCTAGTAAATACAATGTTGACCCCGCCCTTATTGCAGCTGTAATTCAGCAAGAATCAGGGTTCAATGCTAAAGCACGATCTGGCGTAGGCGCTATGGGATTAATGCAACTGATGCCAGCAACAGCAAAAAGCTTAGGGGTAAATAACGCTTACGATCCTTATCAAAATGTTATGGGTGGAACCAAATATCTTGCCCAACAGCTTGAAAAGTTTGGCGGTAATGTTGAAAAAGCATTGGCTGCATATAATGCTGGGCCTGGTAACGTAATTAAATATGGTGGTATCCCTCCTTTTAAAGAAACACAGAATTACGTCAAGAAGATCATGGCCAACTATAGCAAATCGCTCTCATCTGCCACTTCTTCAATCGCCAGCTATTATACAAATAATAGCGCTTTTAGAGTAAGCTCCAAATATGGACAACAGGAATCTGGTCTCCGCTCCTCCCCACACAAAGGAACTGATTTTGCTGCAAAAGCAGGTACAGCAATTAAATCTCTTCAAAGTGGTAAAGTCCAAATTGCTGGCTACAGTAAAACTGCAGGTAACTGGGTTGTTATTAAACAGGATGATGGAACAGTTGCCAAGTACATGCACATGCTTAACACTCCTTCTGTAAAAGCAGGTCAATCAGTTAAAGCTGGTCAAACCATTGGTAAAGTTGGTAGCACAGGGAACTCAACTGGGAACCACCTTCATTTACAGATCGAACAAAATGGAAAAACAATCGATCCTGAAAAGTACATGCAAGGTATTGGAACTTCTATTTCAGATGCGTCACAAGCTGAGGCAGAACGGCAACAAGGGATAGCTCAGGCTAAATCTGATCTTCTCTCTCTCCAAGGAGATATCAGTTCAGTCAATGATCAGATTCAAGAACTTCAGTATGAACTAGTTCAATCTAAACTCGATGAGTTTGATAAAAGAATTGGAGATTTTGATGTTCGGATAGCAAAAGATGAATCAATGGCTAATCGATACACTTCTGACAGCAAGGAATTCCGAAAATACACCTCTGATCAGAAAAAAGCTGTGGCAGAGCAAGCTAAAATCCAACAACAAAAAGTTAATTGGATTCAAAAAGAAATTAAAACAAATAAAGCATTGAACTCCGCTCAACGTTCACAGCTTCAAGAAGAGCTTAAACAAGCCAAGCTAGATTTAATATCTGTTCAAGACCAGGTTCGTGAGCTACAGAAACAACTTGTCCAATCTAAAGTTGATGAGACACTCAAATCAATTGAAAAGTCATCTTCTAAAACCCAAGGGAAAATTAAAGACGTTGATAATAAAATATCAATGACTGAAGAAGATGAAGACAAGGTTAAGTACTATAGCAAACAGATAAAGCTCATTCAGCAACAACAAAAGGAAGCCAAAAAATATATCAAACAGCTTGAAGAGCAAAAGAAAGCTGCGAAAGGTTTCCCTGACATCCAGGAACAGATCACTGAAGAAATCGAAAACTGGAAAGATAAACAGAAAGACTTTAATCTTGAGCTTTATAACACCAAGAAGTCGATCAAGGAAATCTATAAATCATTGGCTGATGAAGTTGTATCCATCTACAAAGAGATGTACGAAAAAATGCGGGATATTGAGTTAGAAGCCCATCAGAAAGCGACACAAGACAAGATTGATGAGATCGACAAACAAGACGAAGAAGCTAAGTATCAAAAGGAATTGAAGGAGAAAAACCAAGCAATTCAGGAAACAAAGGATAAGATCAATAAGCTTTCAATGGACGACTCCTCTGAGGCTAAATCCCAAGTCAAAGACCTTGAGAAACAACTTCAAGAACAACAGGAAGCATTAGACGAGTATATTAAAGATCGTAGCAACACAAAACGTAAAGAAGCCCTTCAGGATCAGCTTGAAAAAGATGAAGAGTCAATCAACAACAAGTACGATGACCTGGTAAATGATGAACGAGCATTCAAAAAGCTTGAAGATAAGCTTATGGATGGTAAAATCACTGATATCGCTAAACAGCTTAATGAATTCACCAAGTTCATAAACGAGAATATGAAGTCGATCGGGAAAAGTATTTCCAATAACTTAATTGATAAGCTTAAGGACGCTGCCAGTGCATTAAATACCGTTACAACTGGAAATACAACAGGTAAAAAGGTGTCATCATTTGCTTCTGGTGGATATACAGGCACAGGACTTGGAGCAGGAAAGCTTGCATTCTTACATGACAAGGAACTTATTTTAAACAAGACAGATACTGAAAACATGCTGGAAGCTGTAAAACAAGTTCGTCAAACGTCCACTGATAACTCAGTAAAGACTGCCTCTAAATGGGGTCAACCTGGTAAAATTTCTGATGTTTTAAGTAAGAGTATTGCTCTTGTCACACCTGCTATAAATGCCGCAGTTTCTAGTCAAACAAATCTAACAAAAGGCTTAATTCCAACTCTTAAGAACTTCTCGCCCCCTACTGTACCCCCTTCTACACCTCAAGGGAATACATCAAACAATCAGAACTCATTCACAATTAATGTAACAGAAGCTAGTAATGCTAAAGAGACTGCAAGCTTAGTATACAAACAATTAGCAAATGGGCTTAAAAATACTGGACTAAATTTCAACATCACATGAGTCGGCTAAGATTGCCGGCTCTATTTATATTGGGGGTGAAAAATTGATTAGGCAGAGCCAATATTTCATGTTTGATAACGTAAAGTCGATCGACTACGGTGTGGAAAACGTTAATACAGAGTCTGGGTTAGTTGAGGAATCCTTTTTAGGTTCACGATCAGTTAATGAAACTTATGTAAAAGGAAGATCAGAGCCGTACACTGAAGGCGTCAAAAGAGAATCAAAACAATTCCCTTTAAACTTTTATGTTGGTGAAAATTATGATGAGAAAAAAATAAGAGCAATTAAGCGTTGGCTAGATGTTGATGATTACAAGCCGTTGGCGTTCAGCGAAAATTTAGACATTGTATATTATGCAATGCCTGTGGATACAAGTGATTTAGTCCATAATGCGGCAAGACATGGATATGTTCGTTTAACAATGAAATGCAACTCCCCTTATGCATACAGTCGAAACACAAGTACCCATTCCTTTGATATATCTTCAGAAATGAAAATCATTGAACTCCATAATAAAGGCGATGTTGCGATTTATCCTACTGTTGAAGTTCTTAAAATTGGCAATGGTGATGTAAAAATCGAGAACCTAAGTGATTATACTGAACCCTTTATATTCAGCAATCTAAAAGACAGAGAAATTGTTAAAGTGAATGGCGTCAAAGAAATTATTGAATCGTCTTTATATGGGAATGAAAGATATGATGATTTTAATGACAATTATATTAGATTGGATTACGGAAAAAACCGATTAAAAGTGACCGGAAAATGCAAACTGAGATTCACTTTCAGATTTAAGTATCGATAAGAAGGTGAAAAATTGATAACTATTCACAAGGATACAGAAATAAAAAACATACGCTTATCCCTTGCTAAGCCAGACAAGACTAAAATAGCCAACATTGATGAAGTTCTGAATCCAACTGTAACTTTAAATCATGGAAGCAGTGTTCACGAACTCTCCTTCTCTATTCCGCTTATGGCCACCTATGATGGGGTCATTAAAAGAAATCATGTTGTAGATTTACTAAAACCCTGGTACCTAATTAAAACAGAGTTCTATGGGCTTACGATTTGGTTTATTATCACTAAAAGAACCAAGTCTTTCAGCAGTGAAATGGATACTGTACAAGTTGAGTGCAGATCTCTTCAACATGAATTGAGCAGAATAAGCGTTCTTAAATATGAGGAGACATCTAAAAACCTCCAAGAAGTAGTTGCAGACTGTTTAAAGAATACTAGTTGGACGGTTGGATACATAGATACTCTCTTTAACATAAAACGAAGACAGTTTGATGTATCATCAACTAACAAGCTTGATTTTTTATATTCAATCTGTGAGAAGTTCGATGCAGTTCCAGTCTTTGATACAGTAAAAGAAACTGTAAGCTTCTATAAAGAATCTGACATTTCCAAATACAAAGGCCTTAAACTTAACCCCCGACAATATATGATTAGCATGGACGATTCGGACGATGCAGATGAATTAATAACAAGACTATATGCTACTGGAAAAGATGGTATCAGTATTAATTCAGTGAATCCAACTGGACAATCCTACATTGATGACTTTTCTTATTTCCTCTTCCCCTTTCAACGTGACGAACAACGAAATGTAATTTCCCACAGTGCCTATATGCCAGATGAACTTTGTCATGCAATTCTTGATTATAATGACCTTGTTAATAGCGAAGGAAATGCGTTTAATAAACTTCTCACCCAAAAGAACGACGCTGAGACTAGTTTAACCGAATTGAATAATGAGCTTTACACCCTCGATCTTGAAGTACAAAAGCTATTAGATCGAATTGAAGTTGCGAAGAAAGCTGGCGATGACACAAGTCAACTAAAAGCTCAACTTGCAGTGAAGCAGAAAGCAGTTGCAGAAAAGAAAAGCCAAATTGCTACGATTGAATCAACAATTTCTCAAATATCTGCTTCAATTTCCAAGCTTAAAAAAAAGCTTTCTTTTGAGAACAATTTTAGTGAAAATCAGCAAAAACTGCTCTCACGTTTCATTTCAACAACTGAATGGTCAAATGACAGCATCTATGACGAGAATGAACTTTATGATGATGCTAATGAAGAACTTGAAAGTCGCAATACACCGCCAGTAAATGTAACACTAGATATAGTGAACTTTTTTAACTGTCTTAGTGAAAAACATAACTGGGATAGGCTCAGTTTAGGAGACATAGTACGAGTTCAACAGAATGATTTAAATACCGATATTAAAGCCATACTTTCAGCAATAACAATTGATTTTGAACAATCAAATATTAGTGTCACAGTTACAAATGGAAAAAGAGTTCAATCTGATTTTGAGAAAATCATAAAGACCGTTTACAGAACAAACAAAATAAGTACTGAATTAAATAAAAGAAAGATTGAATGGGACAAAGTAACTGAAAACTTTAATATTCGAAATGACAGAATTTCAGTGCCTCCGGCCTCCCCTGCTATTGCTTCTGATGGCACTGCAATTACCCATAAGGTAAATGATAACGGGTCAGTTGATATTACCATTCAGTGGGACTATGTTGATTCCGATGAGGACAAATACAACATCGATGGATTTGAGATTTACTTGCACGGTAGTGATGACAATGAGGAGTACACATTTGGGTCTGTGCAAGCTAGTGAGAACTTGCAAAATGTTAAGTATGACAGGCGTACAGCCACTTTTACTGGATTACCTTCAAATATGTACTACACTATTGGTGTTCAAGCATATCGAAGGGTAGATGCAGATATAGATATAAATCAGATTCTTCTTTCGGATATAGTTAAATCAAGTCATCCCTGTGAAAACCCCTACCTCCCTTCTCCTTCTGTTGAAGTTAAAGGAAGCCTTAGTGGAAAAGTTAATGGTCTCTATACAATCTCTACAGAAGCTAAGCCAGAATATCCAGAGACAGGGACAATCTGGATTGATCCAAAGAATAATAAACAAGAACTGTTTAATGGAGAAGAATGGATTGTCTCATCTGCTGGTTCAGCAGACTCTTTGAATGGTTTTACAGCTTCATTAACCACCTCACCAAACTCTATACCAGTACGTGATCAATCAGGGGTCATTAGTGGCTCAATAGATGGAAATGCAGAGATGTTAGGTGGACGAGCAGCGTCTGACTATGCATTAGCTGAAAACATCCCCATTCCTCCCAAGTTTGCTAAGGGCGTTTATACAGGAGACGGCACTTTAAGTAAACAAATTCCGCTTGCCTTTACTCCCGATTTAGTAAAAATAACTCCGATTTCACCTGAAGACTGTCAACTAGTAATTGAAAGTCAACTGGGGGGCTATGCCTATCAAGTTACTTCAACTGGACTTTCCCTTATTGGAGGAGATTTAAGCTATGGTGCTTTGGGAAACAACCTTTTTACCACAGGCTCAGATAGTAACTGCAGAGGAAATAAATTAAACGTTAAATATATCTGGGAAGCTTACCAACAAAATTAATGGAGGTGATTTAACTGGCTGATTTTGCTGAATTATATAATGACCCAATTTTAAGTAAAAAGAGAATAGGTTCTGTTGAAGACCCGTATCTAACTTATAGCGAGACATTAACTGTACACAACGGAAGAGCACTCCTAACTGAGATTCCTAACAGAGAGTTTCGTGTGGAAGTTATTGGAGATAAGAAGGAATGGCGAGAAATTGAAGATGGTGAACTTGAAGACAATTATTTTAAGGTTGATTACCTTATGGGAGTTGTCTTTTTTAATGCTTCAAATGAAGGAAAATCACTCACCTTTAATTATAGTGGTGAAGGCGCTGCCTTCTTCCCCGCCTCTCGAATTTGGATTAAACGTCAAGGTAACATGGTTGTAGAGACTCTCCAAGGACTTATTGATGATGCTGAAGATGCAATAATACGGATGAATGAGCGAATTGCCGAATGTGAACGAATAACAAAACGATGCATCGAAATAACAAACTGGTGTAGACAAGCAACTTCTGATTACGAGTATGTAGTTGAGAACACTAGAAGAATATATTTGCCTATGGTTTATACATATCAAGATCTAATGGACACTTACCCAAATCCTCAAATTGGATGGGTTGTTACTGTTCGAGAAACCGGTATTGAATATCGTTGGGATGGTTTTGATTGGATTAGTATTAGTATTTCAGATCAATTCGATGGTTATAACGTTGTTTCAAGTTATGTTGAACCTTACAATATTCGAACAATATGGCTTAGAATAAATAGCTCACCTAGCAAAAAAAGAGTCAAACCCTCTAAGGATGTCCCTGATAGCAGCATGATTTGGATAAGAAAAGGATAAGGAGGAAAATAATTGAGTGACAACCTAATCCCAGTAAATACAATGGGCTATTATGATGAAGAAACCAAACAATGGATACCCGTTGATTCTATGGCAGTTAAATCCCAAACTAATAGAGTCACAGCTGATGAAATAGTAAATAATTTTACTTCAATTAAATCTGATTTAACCTCAGTTACAAACAACTTCAATGAAATTTCAAATAAATTGTCTTCAGTTAGTTCAAATTTAAGTTCGGTTAGAAAAGATTTTGATGAGTTTTATAAGACAGAAACAACTTTTGATTTTACAACAATATCCCCTGCCTATCACACGACTTTAAATTTAGCTAATACTTCTGTCTTACAGTGTTTTGTCATTGATGAATTGAATGAGGACATTTACGGAACTCAAGTTGCCTATGTCAATCAAGATAAAAGCGAGAGTTTCACTATTACACGTATGAACCAGAACGGCGTTATGCTGGACAGCATGACGCTTGTTCATGGCGGACATGGAACTACCATAGGGTTAGAAAGAGAAGGTAGCAAAGTATATATCTGGTCTAATTACGATGTAGTAGACTCAAACGGCAATACTGTTGGAAATGAATTAGTACGTTTCCCTTATGTAGCAGGTGCAACATTGACTCAAGACAGTAGTTACATCAAGCGATTTAACAAATTTAATAATTATTACACTATTCCTGTTATTGATAGAGAGAACGGCCTTATGGCTTTCCGCATAAAGCTTTCGGATGGCAACAGTGTAGTGGAACTCCGAAAACTGAGTGATGTAAAAAACGGAGTAAATAAAGTTCTAGGTAAAGTCACGATTCCAAGTGACCTTTCATATCTCCAAGGTCTTGCAATTGATGGATACGATTTGTATTGGTATACAGGCGATACAAACAACCAGACCTATCCGTGTGAATTAACTTTATTCAGTTTTATAGATGGCAAGTTAAAAAAGCGCATCTCTTGTGATTTTGGTTATGGCCCCACTGGAAAATATGAAGATAGTTTTAGAGAGCCAGAAGCAGTCTTTTTATACAAAGATCCAAACACCGGTAAGAAGTCTTTATTTGCAGGAGTTGTAACGGGTGCAGTTGGGAAAAGGATCAATAAGATATATGCCTACCATTCCAAAGAAAATGCTACTAAATTTACAGCAAATCTTTCACAAGGATATCAAGGTTATGCACTTACCAGAAACAATGGTAATGCTAATGGTCTTCCAGAAGGTTTAAGTAATTTAAAGGACTTTCGAAAAGTTGGTTCTTATTATATGTACACAGTAGACACAGTTAATTACAAAGACCATCCAAGCCCTGGGGATGCCGGTTGGTGGTTGCAAATTGAACCTGCTGATCCTCATGGCACAGTTGTACAAACTTTAAAAAGAAACTCAACAGGACGGGATATTAAAATATATACCCGTGTTGTAACGAACAATGGAGTAAGTGGTGATTGGGTAGAAATTATGAGCAGTCAGAGTCTTGATTGGAATGATCTCGCTTTGATGAATGGCGCTTCAAACCCAGATTCAGGTGATAAATTACAATTTGCTATAAATGGTGGTCTGATTCATATTCGGGGAAAAGTAACAATCCCTTTAACGGACGGTGTTATTTTTGCAATTTTACCATCTGGAGCAAGACCAAAGCGTAGTCATTATGCAGCATATGAGGTTGCTGGGACTACTGGAACAAGGAAAATTGGAATTAGAAGTAATGGTGAAATGGAAGCAATGGGATTAGTAGCTAATGGTCGAGAAAACGTTACTTATACATACGTGAACACAAGCTTCCCATTGAATTAAGGAGGTTAAAATTTGATACAAGTTTATAAATATGATGAAAGTTTTATGTTTACTGAGCCTGTGCTCATATCTCAAAAGGATGAAGAAGGCAACTATGTCATCCCATCCGATTGCACGACAATCCCTTTGCCTGATTCACCTTCTTTGTTCAAAGCAAAGTTTGATACCGAGAAGCAGGAATGGATTGAATCAGCTACACAAGAAGAGATTGATGCAGTTTTAAGTTCTGCTGGAGATGAAATTTCTGTTGTTGACCTTTTGAAACAGCAAAATGCAGCACTTTCTTTACAGATCGCTAAGACAGAGAAGGAAAATGAGGAAAGACGCATAAGGGAATCAGAGCAGGCTTTTGTCATTGCGCAGATGCAAAAACAAATTGAAGAATTGAAGGGAGCATATTAAATGGCACGATACCCAGAAGTAGCTGACATCAGACAGTTTTATGAGTGGAAATGCTATACTGATGAAAAAATTAAGGAATATGTTTTGATAAAATGGATAACGGAAGAGCAATACAAAGAAATTACAGGAAAGGATTACCCTACTCAATAACATGAAAAAACAATTGGAAAATTTTTAAGGATTTCACCTGTAACCAATAGGTGTTTTTATTTTGCGTATTTTTAAGGAGGTGGTTAAGTTCTAGATAAAATATAGATTTTATTCAAAATACATACTTGAAAGACAGAGATAACAAGAGCATACGTGAGATAAAGAGAGAGATTGGCTTTAGTCCCCTCCTCTCTTTTTTGTGCTCAAATTTAATTATTAGGAGAGATGTTTTTATGACAATTCAAGCGAGACAAATGCTGGTACCATCGAGCAAATATACAATTAAATGTCCTTATGCAATGACAGCTGAATATATCACATTCCATAATACGGCCAATGATGCATCAGCAAATAATGAAATTAGCTATATGAGAAATAATAACGCAACAGTATCATATCATTTCGCTGTAGATGATAAAGAAGTTGTTCAAGGACTTCCTACAAATCGGAATGCATGGCACTGCGGTGATGGAGAACATGGCACAGGAAACCGCAAGTCAATTGGTGTGGAAGTTTGTTACTCTAAATCAGGTGGAGAACGTTATAGAAAAGCAGAAGCACTGGCAATCAAGTTCATTGCACAACTACTCAAAGAACGTGGCTGGGGAGTTGAGCGAGTTAAGAAGCACCAAGAGTGGTCTGGAAAATATTGTCCTCACCGTGTTTTAGATGAAGGTCGTTGGAATGAAGTTAAAGCTGCAATTGCCGCTGAATTAAAATCTCTCGGTGGCAAATCAACTACTTCAACTAATCCAACATCATCCTCTCCTTCCCCTTCTTCAGCAGCAAATGGTTCCCTCAAATCAAAAGTTGACGGTCTTCGTTTCTACTCAAAACCATCTTGGGAAAATAAAGATGTTGTCGGTACAGTAAACAAAGGCATTGGATTCCCTACAGTTGTTGAAAAAGTTAAAGTTGGCACTGCGTATCAATACAAAGTTAAGAACTCTAAAGGCGCTACATATTACATCACTGCTTCTGATAAATATGTTGATGTTACAGGATCAATTAAAACCTCTTCCTCTGCCCCAAAAACAGCATCAACTTCTTCAAACTCCTCATCTATTAAATCCGTGGGAAAAATCAAAATTGTTGGTGTATCAAGCGCAGCAATCGTAATGGACAAACCTGATCGAAATAGTTCAAAAAATATTGGCACAGTCAAGCTTGGAAGCACTATTTCAATTTCTGGTTCAGTTAAAGGTAAAAACAATTCCAAAGGTTACTGGGAAGTTATTTATAACGGTAAACGCGGATACATCTCAGGACAGTTCGGTTCAAAAATCTAATTATATTCAATTATCTCGGAGGGTATTTGTTGATCTAATGTATCAGTGACTATCCTCTAAATTTTAGGAGGTGATGTAATGTCACCTTTCTATATTCATTAAAGGTTGGTGACAAATGGATAACTTTGAGCAAAGCACCATTTCAAGATTAAGTGCACTAGAAGAAAAAGCAAAACACACTAATAACAAGATTGATTCTCTTGAAGAAAGAACAAATGTTATCGGTCGTATAGCTACGCTTGTTGAGCAACAAGTCGAAATTAATAAAGACTCTCAAGCACAATCAAGAGAACAGTTCAGTACTCTTAACGAAATGAGCAACAGTTTAAAAAATCTAAGCAAATCGTATGAAAAACTGGACAATCGAGTTGAAATATTGGAACGTTCTGATTCTACTCGCAAAATTGATCCCTCACAATTTACAAAAGACCTTGTATTCAAGGTGCTGCCAAGTGTAATTGCCACTATTATCGGTGCATGGTTGCTCATACATTTTGGCCTTAAATAAAATTAACAGGAGACGATTAAATGACCAAAATCAACTGGAAAGTAAGACTGAAAAAGAAAACATTTCTTGTCGCAATTTTCTCTGCAACGCTGTTATTCGTACAAGCAATTGCCTCTGCTTTTGGATATGACTTGACTGTATTTGGTGACGATTTAACAGAAAAATTTAATGCTCTTCTAACTTTTTTATCAGCAATGGGCATTATTGTTGATCCAACTACTCAAGGTATTTCTGATAGTGAACAAGCAATGGATTATGATTCACCGAGATAAACCCCTACCCTTCTCTTAATTGAGGAGGGGATTTTTTTCGTTTTTTAAGATAATATTAATCTTCCTTATTCATTTAAATATGATAAAATATTACATATTTAGATATTTAATATAGGAGGGCTTGTGTTGGAGCAGATGATCTCTTCTTCTAAAGTTGGAGTGAAAATAAATGAGTGGTATAAATACATAAGATTATTTAGTGTCCCAGATTCGGAAATATTGAAAGCTGAAATCGAGGAAGAAATAAGGCATATGAAGGAAGACCAAGATTTATTGCTGTACTATTCTCTCATGTGTTTTCGCCATCAATTAATGCTGGATTACCTTGAACCAAAAACAATGAACGAAGAACGACCTAAAATTTCAGACTTATTAGAAAAGATCGAAAGTAGCCAAACTGATTTGAAAGGGATTCTTGAATATTATTTTAACTTTTTTCGTGGAATGTATGAATTTGAACAATACGAATATCTTAATGCCATAAGCTTCTATAAGCAAGCCGAGAGAAAATTATCACTTGTTGCAGATGAGATTGAACGAGCAGAATTCCACTACAAAGTTGCAGAAATTTATTATCATATGAAGCAAACTCATATGTCGATGCATCACATTGTTCAAGCAATCGATAGTTATAAAGCACATGAAAACTACACTGTAAGAGTTATTCAATGCTCATTTGTCATCGGTCTAAACTATTTGGATATGGACTTCCCTGAAAAAGCGATCCCTCATTTTAAGGATGCTCTAGACAAAGCAAGAGAAATCGATATGTCACGATTAATCGGATCATCTCTGTACAATCTTGGCTTATGTTCATTTGCTGAGGAAGCCTATGAAAAGGCAGCTGAGTACTTTAAGGAGGGTATTAGAGTATACCAGGATAATGGGTATGAGCACTCAAATCGTTTATTAGACATATTACTTATGTTGACAAAAACCACATTTAAAATGAGAAATCAACCCGAGGGAATTTCTTGGTGTGCACATGGTCTGTCTTTGTCCGAAGATTTAAACGATGAGATCATGGCCAAAATGTTTGAATTCATTCATGCCCTATATGTAGATAACGACAAAGGAAAATTAAATTCGATTCTAAATTATTTAGAATTAAAGTCAATGTTTTCAGACGTGGAGGATTTAGCATCAGATGCAGCGAAGTATTACAATGAAAAAGAAGACCATAAAGTGGCTGTTGCTTATTATGAGAAAGTGCTTTATGCCCGTAAACAAATTCAGAGAGGGGATTGTCTTTATGAAACTTAAGCATGCATCTGTCTTTATTTTAGCCATTGTTTTAATTGGATTTGTCAGCTTTTATTTAACTAACACTCAAAAAGATGTCCAAGAAGCTCGTAGAGGACATACAGCCAGTATTGGATACTTTACTGATGGTCATTCATATGAAATTGCTAGTAGAGGTCATACTTCTTAAATATGTTTTTCTTATACCCCCTCCAAATTGAGGGGGCTATTTTTATGATTTATGCCCACCAGTTAGCCCAGCTCTGTGAAGAGCAGTACCAGCAGGTGTATAAGAAACTGCTCTCAGAATCGCTTTAGAGCCGTATTTGCTTCTAATCCCATCCATCACAAATCCGAGTTTCCTTCTCTTTTCATTATCCACCTCAAATAAACTCAGCTGCTGATTAACATCATCCTCAATATTTGATAACGTAACTGAGATACTTCTCACTGTTTTACCCGAGTAAAACTTATTAAAGAGCATTAAGCAGCATCTATAAATATCCATTGTGATATTTGTGGGAAGATCAATTGTTTTTGCTCGATGAAATCCACCACCAAGCTCATCTTTACTGTAGCCAATTCCTAGACTTATTGTTCGGCCAACTTTATTATGTGCACGTGCCCTTCTTGCGACTTCTTCACAAATCTCTAGAAGAACAGCTTTAATCTCTTCTCTCCTTGTGTAATCCCTCAGTAAAATCTGACTCTTACCAAAACTAATCTGACCCTGCATTAATGGAGCACCTATTTCTGATAAATCAATTCCGTGAGCATGATAATACAACTGGTTTCCCATTATTCCGAACTTCTTTTCAAGCAGCTCTAAAGGAAATTTAGCTAACTGACCTACAGTCGATATCCCCATCCGATTCAGATTTCTTTCCATCCTCCCTCCTATTCCCCACATTTTAGACAACGGATGAACATTCCAGAGTTTATTTGGCACATCTTCTTCATATCTCCAACGTGCAATACCACTTTTCGTTTTCTTACTCTCCAGGTCAAGCGCAAGCTTACTGAGTAACATATTATCTCCAATACCTACTGTGCACATTAGGCCAAATTCTCTCCACATACTGCTTTGAATGGCTTTGGCCATTTCTTCAGGATTTTCTTTTCCTGCATCTAAAAAAGATTCATCAATTGAATACGTATGGACACATTTTTCAGGAACAAATCTGTAAAACAGTTTTGTAATCTCAGTTGAAACTCTGATGAAAAGCTTCATTTGTGGATTTACAATGTGTATTCTTGGATCTTCAGGTATCTCGAACAGTCTCGATCCTGTTTTTATTCCAAAATCTTTTTTAAGTGCAGGAGATGCAGCTAACACTACACTTCCCTGTCTCTCCGTATTTCCTACAACAGCAAGATAACATGTTAAAGGATTAAGCCCCATTGTTACAGCCGATACAGAAGCATAAAAGGATTTCATATCGACACAAAGTATATTCTTACGTGGAAATTGTGAGTAATCAATCATTGTATGTAACTCCTATGATGTTATTCATGTTGATATAAACTGTATTGTCGTTCTGGTCTTTTACGTGTAGCTTTTGTTGTTCAAAATTAATGTAATGGACTCTGCCGGCAACATTTTGAACGAACCCATTGTTAAAGAGTTTGAATTTCAACTCTTTATTAAATTCAAGTGCCTCAGAGACGAGAAGATCCATCTCTTCAATTTGTTGGTCATCTAAGGATGGCTTTTCAATTTTTGATACATCAATCAAATCTTGTTTAAGCTGTGTCAAATGTTCTGGAAGCATCATTGATGTCCATTTGATTGTTCCTCGATCCCTAAGCATATCGACTCACTCCTTTATTGATCTAATATTAACAGAACAAACGTTCTTTATTCAAGATAAACCAGAACAAAAGTTCGATGTAAATGTTGGTAATAAAATATGTCCATGGCTAATGTAAGGCATGATAAAAAGCCTTCATATTAAAGAAGGCTTTCTGAACTTAATCTAATTCTCAATACAATTTTGGCAATACTCACCATCTCCGTTGTAATCTTCATTTTTATATACTGTGCTACAGTTAGTACATATAAAATAATCTCCACTTGTTGAACATTCAGAGCAAATGGGGCTGTTCGGAAATAAATTTAAGGCTCCTGATCTTCTTTCACAAATAACACATTGTTCATCATCGAATATGTCTTCTTGCGGTGCTGCATAGTGTACTTTAATATTGTCCAACTCGAAGTTATCTACCTCATAATTTTTGTCTTCTATGTTTAATTCTAACTCTATCGAAAATTCTGCACTAATTTCCAAGTCATAAGCTGAACCCTCGGAATATTCAGTTCCGAATGCCTCTGTAATTATTGCTGACCCTTTCAACGTAAGGATACCTATGATACTTGCCTTATCTTCATCAAAATCTATATTATTATCATATAATGTAACATCATTTATTTCAAAATCTTCAACATCTTCTAGTAAACCGTTTTGCATGAACCATTGTAATTCACCATCATGAATCAAACTAGAAATTATCTCGTCCGTAGAATAGCTTATTTGATTTTTTATTATGTTTAATGCATTTAATTCAACCTGTGCGTATAAATATGTTGTTTGTTTCAATCTAGAAAAATACTCTGTAAATTCTTTCATGGGCAACATCATCAGATGAGTTTTATTTTCCACAAAATCTTTAAATTCTGAAATCAACTCTTCACGTGGGTGTAATATGTTTTTACTTTCATCTAAGGCCCACCAATCCTCTTTACTGTCCGAAGTAGTAAACACTACAGAAACCCCATCTTCTTTTGCTACATCTAAAATTGATTTCCAAATAATTAAATCGCCATAAGGTCTTTTCGGATCCGTACTTCCATTTTCTTCGGTCTTTTTACCGTCATCCTTGTATCCTGGAGGAATATTATACTGAAATCTTCTAATTCCTTCTTCAATTATTTCTAAAATGCGATTACCGGAAAAGGAATCGCCTACTTTATTAGACGTTTTCAAGTTATTAATAAAATCATATATCTCATTTTTATTCATTAATACTTGATTTTCTCTTAGCTCATTTTCTATTTCTTCATGATAGGTTTTGACAGCTTCAGTTATTTGACTTTTATCAAAACAAGAATTTATTTTATTTTTTAGTTCATTAATTTTAGGAAAATCATACTTCCCATACTTATTAAACAACTTTGTTAATTTATGATTAAATTCATCGGTATATTTATTGATATCTTTTAATATGTTTTTATATTTATTATGTTGTTCTTTTTTCACCTTTTTATGGTTTTTAATAAATTCATAATAGACTTGGTGAGGTATCCAAATATTATCTTTTACAGATTCTAGCACTTCCAAAATTTCTTTTGACGTTTGAGAACTATATCTGTAATAATCTAAAAAAACGCTACTGTCAATAACAATTAATGGATCCTCTTGTTCAATAAAATCTTTAAATTCCTCGTATGTGTTAATTTTCATGTTTACTTCTCCTCTAATTTAAATATATGAAAGTCATCTACAAATTTATATAATTTTATATTTTTACATAAATTAAATATCGGCTATGGAAAAGAATTTTAAATATGTAAAATTCCGAAATGGATAAGAAATACTTTTCATATTGTCAATTTATTGTGAATTTTCAACGACAAGGGCATTTATGTATAGTATAATATTTCCTGTACATTTAGTTTGCTCACTCAAGGGAGTCTTGCTCATCCCCTAATGAAAGGGGGTGATGCTATGTCAACATTTCAGGCATTAATGCTGATGCTTGCATTCGGGTCGTTTATAATTGCCCTGTTGACGTATATAAATAAAAAATAGACCTCCCTTGAGCGTCAGAACCTGAAGGGATAGGTCTACCAAGAAACCACATCGAGCAAGCCCTTTGATGGGCAGCTTTTTGTACAGAGCCGGGGTGTTGGTAGCACCCTGGTCTTTTTATTTTATGCATTTCTTGTTAAGCAAATGCATTTTTTATACTTTAAAAAGTATAATCTTCATCCTAATTATAACCATATAAAAATGGTATTTGCAATACTATTGCTTTGTGGTTAAAACCATTATTTTATTTAGATTGAGGATTTAGGTTCCACAAGCAACAATACTTTGGTATTGTGTTAATCGTATCAGCAGCCTTATCTTCAACTAAGCCCACAGTACAGCTACTCAGGCATAACAACTTTCAAAAAGTGAGATTAAGGAAACAGTTATTTTAAATCAAAAGCGAGCCTCCATCAAACTTAGCGCATCTTTGTGAGTTTCCAAAGTATATAAGCACCAAGAGATAATAAGCCAACACCTAACAAAAAAGTTAAAAGCAAACCACCAAAGAAATAAAATCCTCCCATGAACCTCACTCCTTTTTCAGTATCATGCCATCAATGACCTTGATACCTTAATATATATCATATGAGCTCAGATTCAATAAGTTTCGGTCTTATTTGTAACACTTTTGCTTAATCGTCCCAGTCTTCATCCTCATCCCAGTCATCTTTCGCTTCCTGAATCTTATTATAAAAAAATTCAATAAAGCTATCTGCAACAGTATCTTGATAACCAATTACCCTATCCCATTCAACTACAGGGCATTCTCCGTCTTTCATTTTATTCGTATCTAGACAGTAAGCAAAGTAATCAACATCTTCAATAACCACAAGTCCATCAGTAAGGCCATAGTGTTCTTTATATTCATTAGTTCTTTTTACAACTGATGCATGATCAAAGTTGTAGCCTAAAACTAAAACACCGAATAAACCACCAGCACCGTATTTTTCTAAAAACCATTTATAACTGTTGGGAAGATCGCATTGGAGGTTTTCTTCAATGCGACCAATGTTTTCATGACTTGCGCCTTCTGTAAATATAGCATGTTGTTTGTTTTCATTAATAAAGTTCTCAACCTTCGAATAAATCATATAAACACCTTATTTCTCATTCTCAAATTGTTTCGCTATGCTTCCCTTTCTTACATTAAACATTTAGAGTATGTAAATAAACCACCAGTTTAACTGGTGGCTATTTAATCCCCTAGTTGTCCTTCCCAAAGAGCAACTTTCCAAAATCATTGTCCAAAATCTCAATTTCAACATCGCTAACATTATCATCAGTTTCAATTGGTTCATCAACTAAACTGAAGACAAACTCCTCAAACGAATTGGCAATTAAGAAAAAGTCTTTGTCGGGATGACTTAATTCATGATCCCAAAACAATATCTTTCCATTATCGATATCCATGCATATTTCATTCCCGCCTGCAGAGCTTGCAATAGGAATTATATTTCTAGGAAAACGATCAGAATATGTATCGATCGCTTTTTGAATACTGCTATGATCGTTCGCTAAACCGTAAAAATCCACTAACAATTGCGTATCATCGTCCTTACCCATCCAAGGGGCTTTCTCTATAGGTTTATAGCAAACGTCATACTCAGTCTCATCTGTTGTTTTTTTACTTTCTAAACAACATCCTCCATATTTCTTCAAAAAGTCCTTATAATCTGAAGGTAATTGATTGCCTATGTTCATTTCAAGCTCTTTGAGTTGTTCATTTGTATTAATGCTAGGATATGTGCCAGCATCAATCGTAAACTCTTTCAACTTTTGTTCGATCTTAGTGAAGCTCATTTTAATCCCTCCGCATTGCACATCTTTAGCAATGAACAATTGCAATGCTTTTGTTTATTAGATTATTCAATTTCTACGCCATCATATGCATCGCCTAGTGATATATAATCATCCCTTAACCAATACCAATGTTTACCCTTATTCTCAAGCAGTCGCTGTATTAAATCTGTAAATGAACTTGCTATCACCTGTGTTTCACCAACTATTCCATGTCGATCAAAAAAGCTGTCATAGCATTTTCCTTTTCGTTCTTCGTTTAAGTCAATTGTTAGGTATTCTCCTTTCCCATCCGTGCAAACAATATACCACTCGGATGAAATGTCTTCTTCACAGAGTTCCCCAACAATAATGGGATTAGCCAATTCAAACTCAGCTGGTCGTACTATGTATATTGGATAATCCGCATTTTCATATAAAACTGCTCCACCACATTGTTCATAAAATTCACTAATATCTTTTGGTAGTTGATGCTTCTCGTCTATTACTGGGAGACCATCAGCTTCAAACAGCCGACAGTCTGATGTGGAAGCAATCTTCTTGATTAACATATCAATGCTCAAGTCTGCACCTACTTTCTAAAGTTGTATTGATTAAATGCGTTATAATATTGCTGTCTCGCTTCTTTAGGAACATTAGCAGCATCAAACATCTTCTCAGTAAGTTCTTGTATTTCCCTAGGTGATACTTCTTTCCAATTTACTTTACCGCCAACTTTTTTCCCTGTTTTTTCATACAACCATTCTCTATAAACTTTCTTGGTAGCATTGTGTTGCTCCTTAGTTAAAGCTACTGTTGGCGTATTACTACCTCTACTCACATAATTCGGAACATTATGTTTGGCCCATACATCCATTACACCATGATGATTCTCTAAAGGACTGTTACTTGGTCTATAATCAACGACATCAAAAGGTTTAACTTCTTTATCTGATCCTTTAGCAAAACTCATTAGTTGATTTTTTAAGTTTTCTCCATCCACTACATTGTATGGCACGTCCCCTGCCATAGCAAGATCGTACTTAGGGTTATACGGAAGCAAATCTGGAATCTTAACGTCTTTAATTTTCTTCCCTGCTTGACTTGCTTTGTTTATTACCTTGCCCGCTGCATCTGCTTTGTTAATGGCTCCTGCACCTTTGGTTCCAACAACAGCTGCAGCCACTGAACCAACAGCATACGTTACCCATCTTGACCTAGAATAGGCATCTCCATTCACCATATCCTTTTGATATGACTCTTCAATTGCAGCAGATATTGCATCATATGTTTTCACTGGATGCATAGCTGCATTCCCCAGTGCTGAGAGTGTTTCTCCTGGATCGGTGATGAAATCCCATATGCCAGTTACAGTGTCTTTGCCAACATCATATAAGCCTACTCCTACACCTTTTACGATGTCCCAGGTGATTTCTCCTGCTCCTTCTAGCTGCTTTGCTTGTTCAATTTGCACTGCAAGCTGTACTTGAGCCGGCTCCAGATTCTCGTACCCTACTTTCTTAGCAATCTCTAAGTACTCATCAGGATTAGACACACCGTCATTAAGTTTTTTCTTTAATTCTTTAATTTCACGTTCTTTCGCTTCTTCTTTCTTCACGCTTAAGTAAGCTTCAGAATGTTTTTCAATATCGCCTTTTTTCTTATGTATGTCACTTTCTCTGTACGCTTTAGCGTTATAGTGAATCGGAGTGGCATTCTTCCCTTTGCCTGTTGATTCCTGCAGTTTTTTAAAATCTTGCTGAATAAATTGTTCGTTAGGCTCTGTTTCAGCGTATTCTGTTTTTAAATCCTCATCGAGCTTGTTTAGCTTATCGATTGTTTTTTCACGTTTGTCATCTGCAGAAGAAAGTTTGTCTTTGAAATCTTCTGTTGAGAATATTTCAAGAGGAAGGATGTCATTGATGTCGTTTAATATGTCTTTCATTGCTTTTTTCTGTTCAGACATAATGGATTTTGATTTTGTATAGGCGTTAGCCAACTCATGTTCTAAAAAAGACTCTTCTATGTAAGCATCAGACATCTTGGCATCTTCAAGTTTTGCAGAAATGCTGCTTAAGAAAGCAATTTTCATATCAATAAGGTCAATCCATTGATCTGTAACACCGACATGATCTTGATAAAATGCTTTAATGTTGTCTGCGCCCTTACCGGAAAACTCGCTGTCATCTAGGTCAGCTACATCCTTAAACGCTTTTCTGAGCTTCACCATTTGTGACCTTAGTTCCTTGTACTCTTTGGTTCTTTTATCCGCTTCAGAGAGCAATGAATCAGCCTCAAATACCTTCATATCATTCTCCTTCCTATCCTGCTCCATGTAAATTTTACCACAATCAACTATTTCAATAACAGAAAAAGACAGCCAAAAGTTGACTGCCTTGATCGGTTTCTTTTACTTAGCATTAAATCAACATGATCTCTTTTCTATTCCTCTTTTGGGAGACTGTAATAGAAAACTATGCTAAAAACAAAAAAATGATAGGGGTGAAGACTTTGCGAGTAAGAAGAATTTGACCAATCGTACTTTCCTCTGTATCCACTGTTGAAGCAACCAAAATGACATCTTTGAGGCGGTCAAACACTTGAAGCAAAAAAGGAAAAAGACTTAAAAGCAATGAAATAACCGAATACTTAATACGCAAGTTTTCCTCCTGCTTTTAAACAACCTTTTAATGGGCAGTTTTTTAAGATGATGGGGTTTGATAATAAGATACAACTCCTATTATTGCTAATACAATGAATATAGCTAAAATGCTCCACAATGTTATTTTAATACCTTTAATCATGTTACGTCCCCTCTCTTATTACCAAGCTATATTGAATTATATATGTATGCTTAAGGTTCTTATTACCGTGGAATTTTCTTTGTAGTTGGTTTTTAGTTAATTGGCTAATGATAGTCAATACCGTGTATTTAGTTAATATTCATCCATGAAAATAAAACAGACGGTGATACCATCCTACTTGAGGCTTATCTTAGAAGAAAAGCCAGAGAGTATGTGAGGGAACTCTCTGGCCTATAGTGGCTGATATACCAACTATGATACATCTACAGGATACTTTATATTTGCGATGTATTCAAGCAGCTTTTAGGTTAAAATAAAATTCCCATTTTATTTAGATTCACCCCCTAATAATTATGTATATAAATCTTAATTTCTTTCTAATAGCAAAAATAAAAATTTGTTGTCCAGCAATAATGAGCAGTAGAAGGATTATTACCCATACATTAATGTTCAGGTTCAGCAAAAATGTTCCGATGGCTGGAAATAATTTAGGAAACATAGCAATTGATAGATCTTTGATCTCACCAATAGTAGCGATGATTAGTGATAACATAGCGATTTGTGTTTGATCCATTATTCTTTCCTCCTATAATTTTCATTAGATTTTTATTGAGGGTTAAGCAAGGGTGTGCACTCTTACTCACAAGCATTATAGATAGTTAGTTGAGATATTTAACAAGGTTTTAAAAGAACCTTGTTTTATCCAAATACTACTCATAGTCAGGATTCATCCCCTCTCATATATCCTTCAATAGATAATACCCGCGACTTTTGCTAACCGCACAATTCAGCGAAAAAATTTTCCGTCATTATAAGTTGCGTATAGACTTTCCAAGAAGGACAACTATTCATTTGAACTTCTACCTAAACTTATTAAAATGGGTACAGTAACGGTCATTTTGCGACATCGAATTAAAAAATTTCTCGCAACTGATAATATGCACGTCGAATAAATGTCGCGCAAATTTCTTCTGTCATATATAACTGCGTATCGACCTCCAGAATGGCACAACCTTTTCATAAAATAACTGCGTATAAACTTTTAAAAATGGACACTTTTTAGTTAAGTTTTCGTGCTTCACAAGTAAAACCCCATAAGTGTATTCGTTTTTGCGACATCCTGATAAAAACTTTTACAGCCATCATTAATAACTGCAAGGGTAATCTCAAAAATGGACACACTCTCACGATGAACTCCACTCATTAAATAGATGCGTAGGAACTTCGGTGAATGGACAAAAACCTTGGTCTATTAAAGACAAGGTTAATTTAATCTAAGATTTCATAACACATATACCGAAATCTAAAAACTAGATAGATCTATATTTAAAGAATACAAATCTTTCAAATTATTTTGTTGTTTTCGTATTCAATGTTAGATAGAATGTTTTTACAGATACTTCTGTTTTGACATTAAACACAATAAAGAGGTGCTAAATTTTTGGAGTTGAAAAATATTGTCAATTCTTACAACATCACAAATATTTTAGGTTATCTTAGACGTTCTCGTCAGGACATGGAACGAGAAAAAAGAACAGGTGAAGACACACTCACAGAACAAAAAGAACTCATGAATAAAATACTTACAGCCATTGAAATCCCATATGAATTAAAAATGGAGATTGGATCAGGAGAAAGCATTGAGGGGCGCCCTGTTTTTAAAGAATGTCTTAAAGATCTTGAGGAAGGCAAATATCAAGCAATTGCAGTTAAAGAAATAACGAGACTTAGCCGCGGTAGCTATAGTGATGCAGGACAGATTGTTAACCTTCTTCAAAGCAAACGATTGATCATAATTACACCATATAAGGTTTATGACCCTAGAAACCCTGTAGACATGCGTCAGATTCGTTTTGAATTATTTATGGCTAGAGAAGAATTTGAAATGACTAGGGAGCGTATGACAGGCGCTAAATACACTTATGCAGCACAGGGGAAATGGATATCTGGACTGGCGCCTTATGGATACCAATTAAACAAAAAGACATCTAAGTTAGATCCAGTTGAGGATGAAGCAAAGGTTGTTGAACTAATATTTGATTTATTCCTGAACGGTCTAAATGGAAAAGATTACAGTTACAACGCAATTGCGACTCACTTAACCAATCTACAAATCCCCTCCCCTGCCGGAAAGAAAAAATGGAATCGGTTCACTGTAAAAGCCATTCTTGAAAATGAAGCTTATATAGGAACTGTTAAGTATAAAGTCAGAGAGAAAGAAAAAGACGGCAAGAGAACAATTAGACCTGAGAATGAACAAATAATTGTACCTGACGCACACCCTCCTATAATTGATAAAGTTCAATTCGAGGAGGCAAATAAAAAAATTGAAAACAAAATACCTTTGCTGCCAAATAGAAGAGATTATAAATTAAATGAATTGGCTGGAGTATGTATTTGTGCAGATTGCGGTGGCCCATTGTCAAAATACGAAGCCAAAAGAAAGAGACAAAATAAAAACGGTACAGAAAGCTTATATCACGTTAAAGTGCTCAGATGCCTCAATAACAAGTGCATGAATGTCCGATACAATGATGTTGAAGAAGCCATTCTAGACTATTTAAAGTATCTACAGGCGCTAAATGACAATGACCTTACGAAACATCTTGGTAGTGTGATTCAGTCTCATGAAAACAAAAACAATATCAGATCAAAAAAGCAAATGAATGAACAGTTTGAGCAGCGAGAAAAAGAGTTAAAAAACAAATTGAATTTCATATTCGATAAATATGAAAGTGGCATTTACTCTGATGAAATATTCCTGCAGCGGAAATCAGTCTTAGACAAAGAGCTGCAAGAGCTAAAAAAAGCAAAAGACGAGATAAATGGCCTTGTTGATTTTAAAGGTGGTCTTGATATCAACCAACTTAAAGAGAACATAAAAAATGCAATTGAACTATATGAGTCATCTGAAAACAGAGAAGAAAAGAACAAACTGCTCAGAATTATGCTGCAGAAAGTTATAGTTAAAATGACAGCAAAAAGAAAAGGCCCAATACCTGCACAATTTGAAATTACGCCTATTCTAAGATATAACTTCCTAATCGGGGAAACAGTCAGTAGTAAAGATTTGTAGTCATTATCTTGATAAACAGATAAAGCTGTATCTCCTGTGAACACAATGGGTGCCACCAAGCTGTTATCTGAAAAGCTGTTTCATCAAGCAAACCGCCACGTTCAAAACAGAGGAACCGTGTTTTGTTCGGTCCGCTTCGGAAATGTTCTCGGCTCAAGGGGTTCGGTCATCCCTATTTTATTTGAACAAATGATGGAGGGTGAACCGCTGACCATCACAGACAAGAACATGACCAGATTTTTCATGTCAATAGACGATGCGGCTACACTGACACTGCAATCAGCTGCTATTACAAAAGGCGGAGAAACCTTTATTTTTAAAATGGAATCACTGAAACTTGAAGAACTGATTCACGGGTTTGAAGAATATGCATCGCAGCACGGGCTCCCGCGGCCGGCTGCAGTAGAAGTCGGCAAACGTCCAGGTGAAAAGCTTCACGAAGAATTAACATCCCCTCATGAAATTGAATCACTGTATGAATGGGGCAATCTTTATGCGATCCTTCCAGAGCCGAAAAAACATCCTGATTTTCGCAAAGTCAATCTGCCCGGGTATCAATCAGATCAAGCCCCTCTCATTACAAAAGACAGAATTGCCCAGATTATCGAAGAATTGCATCAAGAAAAAAAGGCATAA